CGTCGAAAGAATCATTTGCTTCTGAAAACGGGTTGCGTAAAGAACCGGTAATTTTAACGTTAGTAAAAGTTCCGCCTTTGGCTTTCAAATTGCCGTCTTTATCCCAAGTAATATTACCTTTGGCAAGTTGTCCAGAGCCGTCCGTACCGCTAAAATAAACCATTGTTTGCCCGCCGGTGTTTGAAATCTGCACGGTGGCGTTCCGCATAGATAGAACGTTTGCTATTAAAGCGTTCCAGTCGATATAGGTTTTGTCGTTGCCGATACGGAACGCATTATTCAGGAAATCCATGAAGTTCTTGCCATCGGCCGATACGACCTTATCCGTCGTGATGCGACCGGGTAATACCTCCGAGAACCCATAGAGCGAAACATAGCTCCGTTCGCCGTCGTATTCGCTGTTCAGAATGCCGACCAGCAGATGATAATACCCTGCAATGTCGGTCATCTTGATCGCCCGGTCAGAGAGCAGGAAATCGCCCTTTGCGGCGGTGTCCGTGCGGCTGACTTTGGCATAGAGATAATACTTCTTGTCGCCGTTGTCGAGGTACGGCGAAAGGTATTCGTTCATCTCCCAAACCTTGTACTCCGAATCGGCATGAGAGGACGAGATCGTGCCGATTCCGAGCGTCATGTGCTGGATGAATCCGTGCGGGATATGTAACTGCTTCGCCGCATTGTCGTAGGTGATGCCGTCGCTTGCCGCCGTGAGGTCGGACTTGCTGGCCACGAACCGGAATTGCAGGCTCTCATCCCCGACGAGCATCATCATCGTCTGCACGGTCAGCGGGCTGATGGAGTTCGTGAAGTTGTCGAGCATCGAATCCTCCAACATCGCCATCGTCTCCCTGACATCGCGGAACCGACGCTTGGTATAGCTTACGGCATTGCGGATGCTGTTATCCGTCGCCACCTCGTTTTGGCCGATTTCCCGAAGCTGCGACGATACGCTCTTGCCCGAAACCGAGTTGGAGATTTCGAGAACAGGAGCATACGGCGAGGTGAGAAATTCCTTGATCCCCGTGATGCGGATCGGGAGGCCGTCGGGGGCGAACTGCTCATCGGAGAACAGGACATACCCGCCGACTTTCAGCCGACCGCCGACACGGAGCCAATTCTTTTTCGCCCACAGCCCTTGCAGAGTGCCGGTAAAGGTGAATTTCTGATCTTCGTTCTCATAGAGCTTGCGGGCCGCTTCGCGGAACATATCCCATGACGCCCCCGTCTTATCCGCGTTGTTGCAGATATAGGCGTCCGGCAGCATGATCCCGAAAACGGCGTAGGTGTCGCCGACGGCGGGCTTGAATGTTTCGTTCGGCATCGTAACCCCGTCGATCTCCTGCGGCACGAGTTCAAAGCGGCGTTCCGAGTGGTTGTATTTGAACTCAAACTGCTTGTCGTCGCCCGCGAGCATCCCCTTTTGGAAGATGATCGTCGCCGTCTCGCCCTCGATGACATAATCGTTGAAGTTCAGATCGGCAGGGATGGAGTTGTCGATGATGTCGTAGAAATTCGTTCCGGCGTCGATACACTCGACCGCCGATACCGTTCCCTCGCGGGACGGGTATATCTCGGAGCAATCGAGGCTGTCCTCCTTGACGGCATTGGAAACCTTGTCGATGCGCTCGATGGAATACCCCTCCGCGTCGGATTGATAGGTGCGGCCCTCGTAAACGAGCATCTGCGACTTCGGCAACAGCAATTCCGCCGAGCCGTATTTCGAGCGGTCGATATTGCGGTCGCCGCCCTGAACATAGAGCCGCTTGATCGGCAGCTCATCGCTCTGCGTGGTGCGCCCGACACCCGGCTCGAAGCCGTTGCCCTTGCCGTATGCGAGCGGCAGGGGATCGTCCTTGAAATACTCGACTTTGTGCAGCGAGATCGTATAGTCGTTGATTTCCCACTCGGTCTCGAATTTGTTTGCGACATCCTGCAATGCAGCATCGACGTAGGTGTGATTGAACTCGACCGTCTGCTCCGCCGCATCGAGGCATTCGCCGACTTTCCAAACTCCGGCCCCGTCGCGCTGGTTGAGATTCCAGACGATAGCTTCGACGAGTTCGTGGGGCTTGGCGCACATCGACCATTTGAGGCGTTTATCGACGGGATTACGCATCTTATACAGGCTCATGTTGTCCTCCAATGTTCCGAGGGTGAGCGTGTATTCGATATTGCGGGTTCCGTTCTTCTTGATGTTTTCCGGCGATCCGAGTTTGTATTTCACGCCTTGATACTCGCACCATGCCCCGACCGGAATTTCGACAAATTCCGATAGGGAGAATTTCAGGACGAGTTGCGGCTTGGACATGAGGGAGCGATAGCGGTAGCTGCTATCGCTCTCCTGTACGTCCAATGTCGTGTTGTTGAAATGCAGGGTCAGCATGATCTGATTTTATTCGATGTTCAGCTCGGCGCAGTCTGCGTCGATTTGGGCTTTCAACGCGGCTCTCGCTGCGAGAAAGTCCTTGTACGAGGCGATCTTCGCCTTTGCCTCGTCGCTCGACTTGGAGCCGCCATATACGCCGAGATTGGCGGCGTTGTACTCGTTGATGAGCTTCTGCTCGTAGTTGGCATCCCACATTGAGCGGATGACGGCCTCTGTGATCTTGTTGCTCGATACGGAAGCCCATACGATTACCTCATAGCAGGAATACTGCGTGCGCGAATTTTCGGCGGCGGGCTGATCTTCGCCCTCTGCCATGATCTGCTGCGGTGCGGCCTCTTCCTGAATATCCCAACGGTAGATGTAGCTGCCGTTGCCTACGGCCTCGAATTTAGACGGCCTTGCATCGTAATACGAACGTGTCATAGAATTGTGATTTAATGATGGTTTTGAGTAAATGTTTTGAGTTGGAGACTTCCGCCCATCCGTACCAACTGCATAATCGCTGCTTGTAGTTCATCGCGCTGATATTGAATTTCTTATTCAGACGCGCGGCCATGCGGCAGAAATTCTGCTTGATGGATTTGCGCATGAGCGTTTGGTTGTGGTAGAACACGAACCCGACGAAATCGAGGCCGCGCCCGTGCTTGTCCGCCCGGTTCTCGGCAATCGGAAATATCTGCTCGTTGCCTTTCAGCGTCAGTTTCAAAGCCGCGAGATACTTCTTGATGTCGGCCAGCAGGATGTGCAGCTCCTCTTTCGTGGAGGCGAGAAATACCATGTCATCGGCATATCGGAAATAGCACCGCACCCGCTTCTCCTCCTTGATCCAATGGTCGAAGTAGGCAAGCATCAGGTTTGCGAAGTATTGGCTCAAATAGTTGCCGATGGGCACGCCGTCGGTGCTGTCGATGATCGTATCGAGCAGGGCGAGCGTATCCTTGCATTTGATTTTGCGGCGGATGATGGCTTTCAATACGTCGTGGTCTATCGACGGGTAGAACTTTCGGATGTCGATTTTGAGGCAATATCGGGCGTTTTCCCGATCTTTGATAGCCCTCTTGACATTCCGCATCGCTCCGTGAATGCCGCGCCCCTTGATGCAGCTATACGTGTCTTTCGTGAAGACCGAAACCCATATCGGTTCGAGGATATTCATGATCGCATGATGCAGAATGCGGTCGGGGTAATACGGCAATCGAAATATGATCCTCTCTTTCGGCTCATAGATCGTGAACGTGCTGTATTCGGAGTTTTTGAATGTACGATTTTTCAGCGTTTCATGCAGGGCAAGGATATTCGCTTCACGGTTTTTGTCATGAAGTAAGACGCCATACGAGCGGAGTTTCCCGCGCCTTGCCTTTTCGTCGGCGAGGCGGAGGTTATCCATCGATATGATCTTTTCGTATAAGTTTCCTATGCGCTTCATTTCGACGCTTTGCTTTTCATATTCGGGGTGTTCAGCAGGTCGGAATCTCCTAACCGCTTACTAACTCCTTTTTTGAGGTGATATTTTTTGCCAAGAGGCAGGGCCGTTGCTCTGAAAATTTATGTTTTTACCTTTCTGAAAATCATTGGCGAGACCTGACATTCGCATTCGTATTCGAGGGCGTGTTATTCGTATTCGCATACGCAAACCCGGCATTCGCGCTGTTATTCGCATTACCGCCGAACAGGACACCGCAAGAGCAACCAACCTTTATCCATTCATTACTCCAAATAGTACCGCGTTCCCGATGCCCGCATCGTTACCCTGCGGGGAAATTTGTCCATTTCCCGAATCTTGGCGAGGACATATTTGATTTCCCGCGAATTGGTGAAGAACTTGCGTGCATCGCGGTCGTGATCGTCCCGATTCATCTTGATCTTGACGAGCGTCCGATTCTCTCCGAACTTCGTTTTCACTCCCTCGATGTAGTCGCAGACCCAAAAGGTGAGGTTAATCAATTTCTGCTGCGTCGTTTCGGGACAGTTGAAATGCTTGTTGGTTTCATCGGCGGGGATTTTCAGGAAATCCAGCGAGCCGTCATCTTCCATCGGATTTTGATTGTTTCCCATTGTCGTAAATTGGTTAAATATTGGCCGAACGTGTTTTATGTGCTGTTATCCGTTATGCGGGAATAAAGCAAAGGCGAGACCCGACACGCGCATACGTATACGAGGGCGCGTAATCCGCAGCCGCACACGCAAACCCGGCATCCGCGCCGTTAAACGCATTACCGCCGAACAGGACACCGCGCAAGGCTTCGGTCGTCGGGATGTTGGTATAGTGGTAGTCGCAGAAATAGGTCGAGGAACCGCCTCCTACGACAGAGGGGATAATCTCTCCTCCCTCGCCGAAAATCACCTCCTTGACGTAATTCTCGGTGCGGGCCTCGTTGCCTACATGGGCGTAGCCATCGTAGCCGCTATCCGAGAATTTGGCCGGATCGGTGCAGACGAATACCTTGCTCAATCCGTCACCACCGTTCTCCTCGGTCGGGCTGATCCGGATATTGATACCGTCCGTCCATTGCCAAATATGGCCGAAAGGATTCTCGATGCCCCGATAGCGCGGAACCATGACCGTGCATCGGGTCGATCCGTCCTCATTGATGACGGGGTATGCTACCTCGCCCGTGCCATTTCCGAGTTCGTCGGTATGGCCGCACGGCACGAACGGATAATAACCGTTGAACCCGCTCCAATCGGACATATTCGTTACACCCGCTCCGAGGCCGCCTTGTGCATAGCCATTGCTATCCTTTTCCGCATTGAATGCCGCCTGCGAGTTGAGCGTGGCATATTCGATGACGAAAAGCCAATACAGTTCCTTGTGAATGTCGTAGGTCATGCAGTTCCATTCCGTCGAACCGGACTTGCGCTTGCGGGCGTAATTGCGGAAATTGGTACGGGAGGTTGTTGTCGCCGGGCGTCCGAGGAGCGTGCGATAGGTTCCGTCATACGCCGTATTGTTGCCTCCTCCTCGATAATCTGCATCCATGTTCACCACCGAGCAAAGGGTCGTCGTACTGCGCTGTATGGTGGCCTCATACGCCGAAACATATCTTTTCCCGACGAGATGATAACCGGGGAGAGGGTACTCGCTGATACGCACCCGCCGTTTCGTTCCGTCGGTCTCGAATTTGCGGTAGTGCATGGGAAGTTCGACCATGACCTGCCCCCGCGACCCGTCGCGCGTCTGACCCGTCCAGTTGGACGGATTGAGGTATTCCACCACCTCGCCGTCATCGTTGAGCAGGCAGCCTTTCATCCGGCTGTGGATCGGCAGGCTCTTGTGCAGGGAGAGGTTGCCGATACGGGTGCAGGCAGGCGAAGATACGGCGGTGTCGAACTCGATGCCGTAGCTGCATTCCTCCTCCATGTACGGCAGGAGCGTTGCGAGCGCGGCCTTTTTGCTCTCGCCGTCCTCCAATACCTCGCAGATGAGATTGAACGGGTTAGTCCCCGATACGTCGGGCAAGTCGCTCAAACGCTTGCCGTTCTGAAAAGCCTCGATGATCTGTTCGAGGATCGCTTCTTGTGCTGCTGTCATAACTATTTGTTGTTTAAGAATTTGAAAACTGTTTTGCCTTTCGCTGCGATGAACATCACCGACGATGCGGTGTTCAGTCGTATTTTCTTCTGCTTACGGGATGCCGCCCATTGGCGCAGCCGCCGCGACAGGGATATGAATACCGATGCGATCATACCTTTTCGACGTAAGTTCCAGCACCCCAATAGAGGTCGTGAGTGTTGAGAAAATCCGCATTCGGCGCAATCGCCTTGATCGCCATCGGCGACCAGTCGTTGAGAACTACCGGAGCGTCGGAAAATTCGTCGTCCTGATAGCATTTCACGCTCAATACGGCGTCCACGGTGGAACTGCTGTATTTGGGCCTGATGTAGAGCGAGAACAGCGCGTCATTCGGCAGGCTGAACCCATTTGCGAGGCTCTCGATCTTGCCATGCGAGAGGATGCGCCCGCCGTTCATAAATTCGCTGATGTAACCTTGTCTTCCCATAGTTGATGTTGTTTTAATTGAACCTGAAATTACCGTTTGCCGTGAGGCGGATCGACGAGAGTGTTACCAATCTGACCGTAGGCTCCGAAACTTTGATCTGAATCGTCTTGTAGAGGGCTACGTTGCAGGTCGGGATGACATGGATGATGCTGATCCCGGCGGCGAGGATCGTGATACGCCCGTCGGGAGTTACCGATACGGCCTTGTCATCGCCGAGGAACAGTACATTCGGCTTGACGCTGGCCGGAGCGAGCGTTGCGCGGATGAAATTTTCCGCCATATTGCCGACCAGCAGACGCGAGGGATATTCTACCGTCATCGCCGTAGGTACGAGGTTCAGCGGCTCCAATTCCGCAGCGGCGGCGATCACCTCCTCGCAATCCTCTTTCGCCTCAATCGCGGCGGCGGTGGCATTGCTGGCGTTCGTGGTCGCGGTATTGGCAGCGGTCGTCGCAGCCTGCGCCCTCTGCGCGGCATTGTCGGCCGTCTGCGCTGCGGAGTTTGCCGCGCTGGTGGCATCGGTCGCATTTTTCGTTGCCGACTTCATCCCCTCGACGATCGACTGGATATATTCGAGCGACACCTTGACGCTCTTGTTGAATATATCGACGCCGATAGTCCACAGCCCTTTGAATGAGGTGCATTCGGGGAGTTCCGATATTTTCTTCTTTATCATATCCTTGTAGAGTTAAATTCTAAATACAATGAGGCCCTCTTCCGGCTCGGTTATCACTACCTCCTTATCCTCGGTCGCCAATACGCAATAATTACCGTCGGGCCGCGAATCGGGAAAGGTCAGGGTTACGGTGAACTCGCACCACACCCGCCCGTTGCGGCGAATATCGAACCGCGTTACCGCATTGCTCTTGTAGTAGCAATTATACTCCTCCAAAGTGTTGTCGTTGTATAATTTGCGCAGTTCGGGTTTCAGCAGGGCGGTGAAAAGCGCATACCAGCGTTCCCAAAATTGAGCGATGCTATCGGCATAGATAAAGAGCTTCATCGCAACGTCTTTCGCCTTGTAGAAAACCGATTCTCCGTCATAGCTTACGCCGGGCCGATTGGTTACATCGACTTTCAGATTCTCGCGGACATTCGGGGCTTTCTGAATATTCCGATCCGTGCCGTCGAGGACATAGACCCCGAAGCGGGAGAAATCGACATCATCCATCTCGTAGCCGTTCTGCTTGAAGCCCGCCGGAGCCGTTGCATAGGGAGCCTGATTCAGCAGCGTATTGTACTCGTTCAGGCTCTCGATGTCCGTTTCATCGGTCGGATAGACAGGCGGGAAGTCATCGGCGAAATTCAGCGTGATTTTTCCGAGCTGGATTTTGGCGGACAATGCGGGATTGGTCAGAAGCCGCAGTTTGTAGGACTTGCCGAGTTCGGCGAAGTCGAAGATATGATACGCCCCGTCGGAAAGCACCTCGAACAGATCGCTCGCGCTCAAAATGTCGGTGATGCAAAACGGTATCGAGAATGTCTTGCTGTCGAGGATCGGATTCGAGAGGTCTGTTTCCTCGCCGTCATATTCGGGCCATTCAGTACTGTTCAGCTTTTTGAATGACGGCATCTGTACGAGTGCCTTGTACCCGTACTGCTCTACGAAGATGCCGTATTCACTGAACGCATCCAGCCCGTCTATGAACAGCTTGCCTACCATAAGATTTTCGCATTGTCCTGAACGATGTAACTCACCTCGGAATCCTTATCCTTTTCGACCTTGACGACCGCATATCCCGATGCCGCGACGGAGGCTTTCGCCCCGCACATCAGGAATAGCCGATTTCCGGCGGTTTGACGGTATTTCAGATCTGCGGCGGTATCTCCTATCAAAAAGATTTTTCGGGCCTCTGAAAGCGAGATTTTGCCGCTGTCGATATATACCCCGTATCGCTCCGGACGGTATTTCTTGAACTGCCTGAACGTGGCGATGTCGGGGAAGTTGTAGGTTGTCATAAATTCGACCCCTCGCGGGGAGAACATCAGCCCGATCAGCTCCTCCAATGTCTCGTCGCCCTTGAACATGTCGCAGGCTTCGAGCTTGGCCGCCATTTCCTGCTGCCCGCTGTCGGCGCATTGGGCTTGGGCGGCATCTTTGGCCGCCCTCCATTCCCTCTGTATTCGTCTGATGAGTTCTTTCATTTTAGCTGCGGAGTTTTAATCCTTTCCGGTCAATATCATCGACCGTGTTTTTAATGTCCTTGATATTCTTATCGACCCTATCGAGTTTATCGTTGGCGTCGGAGGTGTTCTTCTCGATGCCCGTCAGTTTGTCGAGGACGGCATTGCTCGTGCGATTAAGGTCGTTCATGCCCTGCACGAGGGTATAGGTATGCCCCTGAATGGTCGTCAGGCGGGCGTTGTTCTCATCGACGCTATCCTGCGACGCGGTGGCGATACCCTTGCTCGTCCCCTCGCGTTCGACATCTCCCGTGAAATAGTTTTTGAGGCTATCGGACAGACCTTGATAGATCGCGTTGAACTCTTCTCCGACCTGATTGAGTTCTCCGGCAAACCCATTCATCGAACCGATCACGGCGTCGATGCCTTTGAATGTGCCGTCATTGCCGAACCATGCTTTTTTGTATCTGTCGAAAATGCCTCCGATGCGCTCCTCCAAATATTTCTGTACGAGCATCCTTTGCAGAACATCGGCGACAATATCATTGACCTTTTTGCGCCATGCCTCCATCGCATCCTCTCCCTGCTTGGCCGCTTCGAAGAAAGCATCTCCGAGTTCCGAGGCAAGGTCGGCGGCGGTGTAGCCGATGATGTCTTCCATCATCTCGTTGATGATGGTCACCATCTCTTCGGCAATCTCCTGAATCTGCCGCTGCCACTCCTCGATCTTGCCGTGGTCGGTCTTTTTCTTGCTCTGCTCCTCATTGATCTGTTTCTGAATGAGTATCTGCTGCTCGGCAAGATTTTCGAGCTGCTTGCGGCTTTCGTCGTATTTCTTCTCTCCGAGGGCTTTGTCGGCGGTGTATGCGACCTTTGCATACGCATCGGCGATCTTCTCGACAGACTTCTCGTAAATCTCGCTGTCGTACCGCATCCGAGCGAACATCCGCGTCCATGCGTTGCCGTATTGCTGCGATGTGAGGTGCAGTCTCAATACCTCCTGCGTCGTTTCGGCATAGATGTCCCTCAATCTCTGCACGGCATCCCCGACGTTATTCTGCAAACGGACGGTATCGGCATTGTCGAGTTCCCATTGCAGTTGGTCGATACGGCGTTGCAGGTTCTCGATTTCTTTCTGCTTGGCATCGTCGTCGTTGAAGAGGTTGGCGATAGCCGTAGCGACCTGCAAGGCCGCCGAAATGACGGCGAGAATGACCGATGCTTTCTCGATGGTCGATATAGAGGCGGCTCCGGCTGCTGCTGCGGCTGTCGCACCCTGCGCCGTTGCATCAACGGTGGCTTCTACGCCCTCGGCGACGCCCTTACCGACATCTCCGATTGCATCCATGACGGTCGATGCGGCATCCAGTACCGCGTCGATAGTATCGAGGGCCTTGCCGATACCATTTGCGACATCATCGGAGAATATCGCTGCGAGGTTCTGCGCTTGGCCGCCGATACCGGAAATCACGCCTCCGACAGCCCGCAGTTGCGTTGCGAAATTCTTGTAGGCAACGGTGATATTGTTCCGCGCGGATAAAGCTCGTTGTTCGGCCTGCGAGTTGCGCTCCGTCGCTTCGGCAACGCGGAATTTCGCCAATTTCAGGTTTTCTTCGGCTTCGCGGTACTTATCGCTGTCCTCCGTGAGAGTACCCAAATCAATCTGCTCGCGGAGGGCCTGCTCGACGGCGAGGGCTTCGTTGTATTCCTGCTGCGCGGTCGTGATCCCATCCTGCGCGTCGTGCCATGCCTGCAATGCGGCGACGAACTCCGTTTTGGCATTCCCTATATCCTTGATCGACTTGTGCAGCGCGACAAAGGGGTTTCGAGAGGCGATTTCCTCCTCCATCTTGGTAATCGCTTCCTGATAGTCCTTGATCTCGGTTGCGCCCATCGAATCCTTGTTCGAGGCGAAATAAGCCTTGATCTTGTCGAGGTTGTATTGCAAGGTCGATAACGACTGTTTTCCGAGGTCGCCGAATACGCTCTCCCAGTTGATCGACTTCTTGAAATCTGCGGATTCCAATGCGGCAAACTCGGCGTTCATCTGCTTGATCGCGTTGTGCAGGTATTCAGTCGGCATAGTGGATAGTTTCTTCGTCCACTCCCGATTGAGTTTTTCGATCCTCTGCTCGACCGTGCCGTATTCGTCAATCAGCGCATCAGTATATTTCTGTCGGACGGCGGCTTTATCACGCTCTCCCTGCTCTGTGATGGCAGTTAATACGCGATTGAACTCCTCGGCGATTTTCGGGTCTTGGAGCAACTCTTTGGCGTAATCGTCGATAGTCATCTTGCCGCGCTTGGAATTGGCCCATCCGACCTCCGTCGCGCCTTTCTGCGACATGTAATATTGCTTCTCGGCATCCTGCCGAACCTTGGCGAGCTGGCGCAACTGATCCCGCCACGCATTACGCTTACGCACGGTGTCGAGTTCTATCTGATTGAGTTCTTTGGCCTGTCCCTCTGCCATTGCGTCAAGCGTATAGTCAGCGATCTCGCTATGTGCGTCCTTGATATACTGCTTGACCGCTTTCTTCCACTCCTCGATGGATTTCTTTTGCGTGAGAGCTGCCTTTTTGGGGTCGAACTTGTCTTTGGACGGGTCGATATGGAAATTGAGGTCGTTATCTTTCTTGAACTGCGACGCCTTTTCCTGTATCTCTCCCCATTGTTTTTTCCACTTCTCGTATTCTTCCTGCGCTTCATTTATGGCCTTTTGCGCTGCACGATCATCTCCGCGCTTTCCACGCCACCATTTGTTGAAATCGCCGTTTTCGGCCTTTGCTTTGACCTCTTGGAGCTTGATATATGCTTCGGTCGTTTTTGTCAAAAGAGCCTGTGCCTGCGCTTCGAGCATGAGCATTTCGCAATACTTCTCGCCCTTTTGCTTTAAGACGGTTTTCCATTCGGCAAGAGTCTTATAGTAGCCCATTGCCTCCCCGTATTTGGAGTTCAGCTCTTTGACGACTTCTTTCTCCTGCGCTTTTGTCCCCTTGAAGTTTTCGAGTTTGTTTTTGTAGTTCTCGATCTCCATAGAAGCCTTGATGTAGGCTTCGTTGCCTGCTTTGAGGATTTCCTGCTGCTCTTCGAACTCCTTATCGGCTTTCGATGACGCCTCAAACGCTTTCATCAGCCAATTCACGAGCGACCCCAAAAGAACGACCAATGCTCCGATGCCGGTAGAAATGAGCGCGGCCCGCAGACCTTTCATCGCTACGGACATGGCTTTCGTAGCGACGGCTCCGGCGGTCGTCGCGGCGGTCTGTGCCGTTGTCGATGCGGTATTCGCCACTTGCGCGGCCGTTCCTCCTGCGGTGGCTGCATTATTGGCCGTCTGCGCCGCAGTATCGGCGGCCGTCGCCGTTGCATTGGCTACCTGTGCTGCGGTATTGATCTCGGTCGCGGCGGTTTCGGCGGCCTGCTCGACGGCACTCTGTCCCGTGAGCTTGTTCCACCACTCTTTGAGCGAATTGAGGGTGACGAGGGTAAAGGCCGAATCCTTATTGAGGGTTTGCTGTATCTGTTGCAGTCCTATCGTGATCGCCATGAGGGACTGTACCTTGACCATGATCTTCTGCAAATCCTCGTTTTCTCCGGCGAATAGGGACATCGTGCCCTGTGCTACGGAGAAAGCCCCCGCAACGCCCGAAAGCCCCGAAATGAGGCCCTGCATACCGCGCTGGTCATGTGCGAGGATCGTTGCCTGCGCCGTGGCGTCGGCCCATGCGTCGGTGAGTTTTCCCGCCTCCTCCTGCAAGGCGCGATACTGCGCCGTGCCGCGCTGTCCCGATGCCTCCATCATTACGAGTTCTTCCCGTAATTGCCTCAATCGGGTGCGGAGCGATACTTGGCTGTTGGCACTCTTCTCGGCGGCGGCAGCCTCTTTCTTCAACCGCTGTTCGGTCTGATAGAGTTCGTCGCCGACTTTCTCGGCCTCGGTAACGATTTTCTTGCGTAACGCTATATTCTCCTTGATCGCCGTCTGCTGCTGTTTGAGGGCATCGTATTCGGCCTGAATAGCGGGAGTTGCGGCCTGCCGTCCGAGATTCGAGATTTCGGAACCGAGCTGCCGGTATTGCTCCTCCAACGCCAATACGGACGAGCGGTTGGTGTCGATCACTCGGTCGAGTTCGGCGTATGCGGTGTCGATGGTGGAAAGGGATTGCGACGCATTGGTGACGACTTCGATATTCAAGGTCGGGACGTTGGCGAGCAGTTGAGAGATTTTGGAGGTCTCAACTTCAACATTGGAGGTCAATCCTGCGACTTTCCCCTCGATTTGCTCGATGCCGGCATCGAAGCCGGACATATCTATCGCCGTGCCAAAACTTAATGCGCCGTCGTCGTTTTTCATATTCTTACAATCTCCTCGTCATCTGTGAAATCCGTGAAATTTTCGGGGTTATTCGCGTCTTTACTGCCATCGTAAAGCGGCGCGTCGCCATTCTCGCCCTTGTCGCCGGGCATCGGCATCGCACGGCTATACAGGATCGCGTTTACATAGCTGATGTCGTATAAGGCGTATTTCTCTGTTACTCCGAGCGTTCTTGCGATTCCGAGAACGGTAGCCCAAATGCTGTCGTTCAGCCTTTTACCACTTCCTTTGTCGGTTTGAGGATATTCGCCTCTGATAGGGAAGTGGTAATGGCGAAAAAACTGCTGATCTCCATGTCTTGAAGCCGCTGTACGATGACATTGAACAGAACCGTCGGGCGGACGTTCTCTAAAATGGTTTTGGCGAGTTCCGCCCGCTTGTCGGTCTTGATTTTCTTCTTGCTTTTGCGTTTGATGAGGCCGAACAAATAGCGTTTCTCCTGCACGACGACGCGCTCCTCGGTGAGGTTCTTCGCTCCGAGGATAAGCGTCGCTGCGATGTCGCCGAGAGGTCTGAAAAAACGTGCATGATGCAGTACGGAGTTTACGATCTCGATTTTCTCCACTTTCTCCACAATCGGGAGGGAGGCGATGATCTCCGAAACGACGATGAGCGTTGCGATAGACGGCGGTGCTATTTCGTAGGTGACGCCCTCGATCTCGATATTCCCTACATTTCTTTCGAGTATGGCCGATGCGACGCGGCTTTCGATAGTAGTCTGTTCCATATCCTGAATAAAATTGCGGAGGGTGGAGGATTCGAACCCCCGAAGCCTGACGGCTTGCCTCGTTAGCGGTGAGGTACATTCAGCCACTCTGCCAACCCTCCGAAACGCGGTTTTACCTGCCAACCGCAAAGGGCGTCTATTCCGCATGTCATTGGTGATACTACACGGCCTCTGATGCCTGCCAATCTTCGGCCTTGACGCGGAACTTCTTGTAGAGTTCCCCGTCGGAGCAGGCGAGCACCTTGAACGTGAGATCGACATACGATCCCTCCTCCTCGGAGCTGCCGGGGCGGAACGAAACATGTGCCCGACGAATCTTGATGCCGATAGCACCGATATTCTTGGGCGTGAGCTTTACGGAGAAGTCGTCCGATACGACGTTGGTCTTGACGGTCATTTCGTTGCCGTCTTCCGAGACCTCTGCCCCGTTGAACATCTTTTCCTTGTCGAAGTCCATCTCCTTGACGCGGGTTGTCAGGGTAACGACCGGCTCGCCCTCCTCCTCGGCAACCACGATCCCGCCCGTTGCCGTTGCGGTCAGCGTTTCGCCGTCCTCGGTGGCAAGCGTCGTCGATTTGTCGTTGATCGTCCCTATGTCGGTCAGTTCGCTGGCCATTGCTTCATCCTCGCCGGTCTTGCCGACCTCGATCTTGCACTTCGACCATGACATGATGATTTTCTTTTTCTTTGCCATAATCCTATTCTGTTATGCGGTTAAACTTGATTCTTGCGTATATGAAATGCTGCTCTATCTCCTCGTTGCGCATCGTTGTCGGCGTCGTATCGGTTTCGAGCCAGTATTCCGTACCACCTGCGGTTTCAACGAATGTGAGAAGCATCTCCTCCAACTCGCCGATGCGGTTCTTGTCTGGAACCATCCGGCCGTCGGCATGAGGTATATCGGGGACATAGAGATTGAAGATTACCACTCCCGTTTGTACTTGTTCATCAAGTCCTGCGAGGAACTTGACGATCAAATCCTCCGTTGTGGCATTGGCTGGGCGCATTTCAGGTCGGTAAACCTTTCCTCTGATGGCCTTTCCGAGTTCGCTATTCTTGACGAAAGAATAGAAATCCCGCTCAATCTGCATCTCCGTTTTTATCATCTCGCTATTCGATTAGACCGTTGAGTAATTTCTTGGCAAGCGATTCGGCTTTCAACTCGGCGGAGGTAAGAACGTCCTTGTGGTGGACTGCTTCGACATACGCGGCGTATTTCATGCCTGCACAGACGATCAGAACCACACCCCACGGAAATTTCGCTTGCAGACTTTGGAGCAATGCTTCGGCGGCGGGCGGGCCGGCTTCGCCGTTACCATCCTTGCCGCTGTATTGCTTCGAAGCTCCCGTCACGACGGGTTTCCCGTCCACAAGCACCACATAGCCTATTGATGACCTCAAATTGCCGGTAATATCGTTGTAGCTGCCACTCTCGCGGGCGATTCGTATGCACTCATCCCCGATGAAAGAGAGTTGCTTCACGAGCAAGGCGACGATGTCTTTCATCTTGGCCTGCAATCCGGCTTTCAGCTTGCGCATATCCGTCTTGCTGACGATGACGCCCTTGTATTTGCCGTGAGATGTAGCGACTTTCGCCATATCACACCACGATTTGAGTTCTGCCTACGGTGGTGAGAGGTTCGGCGCTCATCACGCGGTATTCGCCGAGATTTTCGCCCATCCTTTCGAGTTTCACCCGATTGTAGGGGAAAGGGATGCACTCAACGAGGATCGTAAACGAAGCCTGCCGAAATTCGCCGTCCTCGTAACGACCCTTGCGGTTATCGCTGTTGGTCTTGATGGAGCAGGGGATCGCCTCGCTCCATGCGGATTGGGCCTTGATCGGCTCGCCCCATTCGTCGATACCGCCCTCGGTGAGTAGCTCGTAGCGTAATGTGCCGTTGTACCTCATATCACCATAGATGCGTGCCGTCCTCGATCACGCGCATATAGTCGGAAAGAACCTCATCCGCATCGAGGCCATAATGTCCGCACCAAATCGAAAGGCTCTGTTTGAGGGCTTCTTCGCTCATTACGGAGGTCGATACGCCGTTCTCGGAGCGGCTGTTTTCGACATATCCGATGACAAGGCGGGCGGCAACCCGAAAGATCATAGGGTCTTTCGGGGTCGCCTCGGCCTTTGCGTCGATGCCCTCGTTGAAGAGCGCAAATTCGATGGTCGCGTTATCAGGGTAGAATGTGTTTGCTATCGCATTGCACAAACTCCTCGTTGCGGTAAGGTTATCCACGGCTACTGCTGCGTTTTGAGGGTGTAGATGCCGTTCATTTCCGTAATCACGGGCAACGAGAGCGATTCGGCCTTGGTGAACTCAACGCCGTTGCTGCCCTGCGTTTCGCCCACGCCCCATTGCGAGACGCGGATACGCCCGTAGTTGGAGTACGCCACTCCGGCCTCCTGTTTCAGCTCGTTGTTCGCCCATGCGTTTTTGACGATGCCGAGCTTGCCGTCGGGAATGAAGACCATGTTCTTCTCGTTCCACGGCGTATAGGGGATGCGGGATTGGCCTTTCTGAATGCGAACCTGACGGCGGATAGGCTCGAAAACAGGGTAACTGTTCTCCTGCATATAGGCGTTCAGGTCTTTCAGCTGCACGATCTTCGCAGATTTGTCTGTTCCCCAGATCATCTGCTTGATCTTTTTGCTGCGGCACATGTAGGAGATGCGCGACGGAGCGCAGAGGATTTTGCCGAATACGGTTTTGTCCTGTGCGGCGTCGATGATGCCCTGCACATCCTCGAAGCAGTCCACCGTGTCGAGATTGGCATCAATCCACTGGGTTTTGGACGATGCGATATTCTCGGCGGGCTGGTTGAAGTTGATCGTGCCGCGCACGCCACCTTCGGGGTTGATATTGTCGTCGAGTTCGACGATGCCCTCGTTGGAAAGCGGACGCAGGAACAGGATGTCGAGCTTTGCGAGGACGGAGCTTACGACCGTCGTCGAGCTGCCCCACATCAGTTTGATGAGCTGCTCCGTCTTTGCCTTGTCGGGGAGCGACTTGCTGTCGAGGATTTGCAGAACCTTACGATAGTCCTGAATCGTCATCGGCAGCGTTACGGCATGATTGAGGATGCGCTCTTTCACGGTTTCCAGCCCCTCCGTACCGAGGATAGCCTCTTTCGACTGGTCGCCGATGGTCGGGGCGGCTACCGTGATGTTGTACTGACCGATGATCTCCTCGAAGTCGAGGCCGATAGTCGGGGTGTCCCAGTCGAGGAAACGCTCGAAGATTACGTTGTCGAAAAGCTGCTTGTGCAGTTTCGAGGCGGCATCGAAGCGAGCCTGTACATGCTGCGTCAATGCGCCAAAGATTGAGCTATAAAGAATTTCGGGCATGATCGTTACTGTTTAATGAACAGAATGTTCGGGTTTGCTTTGAGGCATACCTTGCCGGGGTTGATGAGCCAGTCTTCCAACAGCGGGAAGTTCAGGCTCGGATAGAGAACGACCGCTTCGTATGCGGCATCAATCGTCGGGATGCCTTTCCCGGTAAACTCCTTGACAGCACCGACAACCATGTTCGGTGTGTATTTGGGTTCAGCGGGAATCGGATCGGTATTTTCCGCGCCGCCGCCCGTAGAAGCATATTCGGTCGCCTCCGAGAGGATGTCGCCATCGGCCAGCCCTGCGATAGCAGATGCGAGCGTGAGGATATCGTACTCGGCATTGGCTGTGTCGATGGACTTGATGATCGGGGATTTGTCGGTTACTCCGAGTTTCATCACCACGTCGCCTGCGACGAAGTAATGACCTTTGGCGATGCGGGGCGCGGTGGTCGTGCCTCCTGCGAGAACCTTGGCGGTCTTGCAAACGGCGGCACTCATCGCCTCGAAATCGACATAGATAGGAGTTCCCCGATGCAACACCGTTCCGACGGGGAAGTTCTGCACCGGCTTGAAGCCGCCCGGCAGAATCCTGCACTCGCCGCGCCAAATTTCGGGAGTGTGGCCCGATAGCTGCGTTTTCTTGAAATCAATAGCCATTGTTGCAATCAATTTTAAGGGGGTGAATGATGCGGAGCTATTACTTGTTGGGAAGACTTTCGGCCCAAGCCTTGGCGGCAGCTTCCATAGCCTCCTTGCTACTTCCCGTTTCATGCGCCTGCTCCTTGGGCATGAGGTTGTTATTGACTAATTCCTGCTTGTAATCCGCCAGCTCCTTATCGAGGTCTGCATCTTCTGCGAATGAAACTCGCTTCATCAGGTAGTCGGGGATTCCGAGCTTTTTAGCCTTTGCCGAGATTTCGGCCTGTCGCGTGGTCTTTGCCTTTTCCGCTTTGAGAGCGGCGTTCTCGGTTTCGAGATCGGTCAATTTCTTTTGGAAAGGCTTGAACCATTCGGGAGCCTCATCATCGTTTCCGCCCTCATCTTCGCCCTCGTCGTTGGATTGCGTTTTCTTTGATTGCGGTTTCGGACGTTGCGTCTTCCTCGTGATCTCCCCCTGCATCGCCTTTGCATAGGGCACGAGCGAATCCACTTTCGCGGCGATGTCTTCGTCCGAGGCATCGTCGGCAAGACCCTCCGCCCCGATCTCTACGAGGTCGTCGAGTGCCTTGTCAGTCAGTCCCATATCCTTGCATTTTTCGGATAAGAGCTTGCGAAATTTCTTTTTCATGGTCGAAAAAATTTGTTAAAACGTATCGTTACGGACAAAGGTAATGAAAAATATCTATTAGGTATCTAAAATTTCGGCAAAAATTATCTGTGTGGTTATGACACAGTTATCCGTAAATCCGCATTTTTGACTGATTTTGAGCGCACTTTTTCTGCGAAAAAAGTTGCTTACTATAATAGTTGGCTATATATTTGCATCATCAAATAGATACTTAATAGGTAGTAAATAACGACCAAAATTTATAATAGGCTATGACACGAGAAGAATTTACCGAAAGGGTTGGCTTGAACGTATCGGACGGAATTTTTGAGGTATGGAACGGGGTGTATATGTCCTCGGATAAGGACAAGGACGAGTTCTGCAAACCATTCGCCACCAAGAAAGGGCATCTCGATCTTTCCCGGTCAATGGTGATCGAAATCGCCGAATTGAAGAAAAAGATCAGAATGCAAAAAGAGAGCTATGATCGGCAGGTCGAACTCGCAACGTCCTATCAGGATAAGTATTACGCGGAAAAGGCCAAGCACGATGAGTTTTATAAGAAATATGCGGAAGAGTGCGAAAAGCGATACGCACTCGAAAGAAAGCTCGAACAGATAATGAACCTAATCAACGCATAATCATGGATAAAACGAGACAGGCCAAGGCGGAAAGCCTGCATGAATGGAAGTCCCAAATGGCGGACTTCCTCCTCGAAAGAGCACAGAAATTCGGCGATATTACTCTCCATATCAAAGCGGCCGACTTGATCGGCATGAAAGAGGTGATCCGCCGGAAAATAATCAAGGGCCTACCCTTGTGGGAGGTCGATAGAGTTTGGTTGAAAAACAATCTCAAATAATCGCAAACCTATAAAATTCAGCGCAACAATGGCAAATTCAATCAATGTAAACGGATGCTCCGTCTGTCAGCCGGGGCGAGAAAACTACACGAGTTTCACGGCCAAAATCGGCCGAAAATCGGTCAAAAGATGGCAATACGATTACCGCATGGAGAGCGGCGAACTCTTCTCCTGCGTCGGGGTATCCCTTGATAACTGCCGCGCAAAGCGGGATTTATGGCTCTCTCAAAAGCGATAGGATTATGGAAGAGAAAGATATTAAGATGGTCAAGACCACGCGGGGCGAACTTCGATACTATCGGGATTGGGATAATTACGACGGGGGTATCGTAATGCTGAACGCCCAAACTATCGACCGCTACAAGGCGATCAAAAATGAGCATCCCGACGCGGATAAATGCGGGGTTTTCTTCGCTTTTAGCCGAGAGCAGTTCGCCGAGGGATACAAGCGTTTGGTAGAACTCGGACATATCAAAGACGGCGATAAAATATGCCAAGATAAGGGCACGGGGGCTTTCGGTACAGAGGCCGGACTTGCGGCATTCTTCAAATTCTACGACGATAGTCGGGCGGCTATCCCGAAAGAATGCGATCCGCAGGAGGTTTATTTCTACGAATACAATAACCACGAGTGCATGATCGCATGGGATGGTGATAAAGATGCCTATGACCTCATCGTCGGGTATTGGGGCGAAGAGGTGGCAAAGACGATCAAACGGATATAAATTCAAAATTCAACGCATTATGGAAACTACATTGAACAACAAATTTTTCGATTTCGAGAAAGCGAAGGTGCAGACCCTTTCCCTCGATCAACTGGCGCGAACCCACAAGGAGAACGACATCTACGGCAAGCCGCTACGAGGCATTTACCACTATGAACTGCTGAATCAGATTATCGGCATGTGCAATGCGCAGAATTACGATGTCGAGGTTTACGACCTCTTCGCAGCGCAGAATAAAGACCGCAATACTCCGGGTGTAGTCCTCTTGCCGCAGGTAGAGGAGCAATACGGAGAGCGGGCTGTCGAAGCCCATATCCTCCGCAGGGTATTCGCCAACATCCGCATCACGAATTTCGATGATGCCGATAATACGACCAATCTTGCCGTCGCATTCCATCAGAAAGGAATACAGGTCGGATTCGGCAATATGGTGATGATCTGCCATAACCAATGTATGCTCTGCGCGGATCAGTACATTTCGACCTACTCGGAGAAAGGAGCGGGTCGAGGCAATGGCGTAACGATTCCCGAAATCCTCGACATCGTGAAGTCCTGGATCGTTGATGCCCGCCGCATCGTCGTTACCGAGCGGGAGAAGATCGAGAGGATGAAGCAAATCCCCATCGACGCGCAGCAGATGTTCACGCTGATCGGGATGCTGACGGCCCTCCGGGTGAAATGCGATACCCATATCGCAGAAATCAGGGAGAACCGCACCTATCCGCTCAATCAGTCGCAAATCTCGCGGCTCACCGAGGATATGATGTATCGCTACTATCAGAACGGCAAGGTTACGGTATGGGATTTATACAACGGCGCAACGGAGTTGTATAAAGCCGATACGATGGATATTCCGGCCCTTTTGCCGCAGAACAGGGCGATGGTCGGGTTCTTGTCGGAGCAATTCGGAATTTAGCTATGTATCTCGAAGCAACGTGCGAGGGTCTCCCGTCTTCAAAATGGGAGGCCCTTATGAAAGGCGCAAAGGAGGGTCAGTTATAGGAGGCTGGTGTCGCGTGTCAAAAGCGAAATTCCGGAGTTGTATCGCGCGTTGGCCTTGAACCTATACAATCCGTGGGCGGATCAATGCAGGCAGACCGCCACGCATTTTATCCTCGTGCATTCGGCGATAGAGTATTTTATCCACAAATAGGGTGCAACGATGTTTGACGCGGGTATTGTCCTGAATATCGGTCTTATATATCGACGGGGTGCAACGGGTACAGCAACAACCCCTGCAACGAGGGGTGCAACGATGGAAACTCGCAAAACTGACCTGCAAAAATCGGCTGGATGAGTTTGTTAGCGATGGGAAAATTGACATACAAAGGTCGAATGTAATAAACTTAATATCAATACTTAACTACGAAAAATATCAATCCATTGATATGCAGACTGATCTACAAATTAACCTACAAACTGACCTGCCTATTAAGAATAATAAGAATATAAAGATAATAGAGAGGGGGATGTTTTTTCGGAGCAAAAACATCGGATCACCCATCGGGCAAAAGCCTCGTAAATTCATCTATTGAAAAAGAAAAAAGTTCCGCGAAAAAAGAAAAAAGAAAATGCCGCCAATTTTCGCATATCTGCGATCGGGTCGATAGATTGGTCGATTTTTGCGCGAAAGCGTGGCAGAACGCCGGAAAAGCGGTAAATTTGCACAAGTATTGGATTATGGAAGCAAAGAAGATAGTGCATTTGCAGTTCAAGGAGCCGTACAACGGCGAAACCGACTTCTACTTCGGTTCCCTGAAAGCAATCTACGATACCGTTCCTATCGGGGCGGTCGGCATCACATACAAGTCCCTCACTAATGCGACGAGGGGCAGAAGCGAATACGAGAACAAGAAAGTCCTCATCCGCATCGGGCAAATCCAGCGCAAGACGAGAGGACGGTCATTAAAATCGGAGTGCGATGGATAGCAAAGTATATCGGCTGACCTATGTTGCGGATTCATACGATCTCGTTACGCATCTGTATTTCGTCGATAGGGAGAAAGCGGAGGCTATGTATCGTGAAAAGCTGGCAAAGGTTTCATTTTACCGGAATGGCTATATCTACCTGCATTCGATGAAAGAGAACGCCGACGGGGTGCTGGATATAGACGAAGTGATAGATTCTAAAAATTTTTGATATGATAGGTGCGATAATTGGCGACATAGTAGGCTCTCGATTCGAGTTCAACAATACGCGGGATGGGAATTTCGCGCTGTTCTCCCCGGAGTGCAGCTTCACCGACGACACGATCTGCACGGTGGCGATTGCCGACGCGATTCTGCGCGGAGAGGACTATCGGGCGAGCATCCTGCGTTGGTGCAGGAAATACCCCAATCCAATGGGTGCATACGGAGCGTCTTTCGCCTTGTGGCTCAATTCTCCCGATCCGCAACCGTACAACAGCTTCGGCAATGGCGCGGCGATGCGGGTCAGTCCTGTTGCGTGGGCCTGCCGCTCGATGGCGGAAGTTATCCGAGAAGCGACGGAAACGGCGAGAATATCGCATGACCATATCGAGGGGATAATCGGTGCGGTTTCTGTCGCAGAATTGATATATTGGCTGAAAAATGCCCGTTGTGAGGATTCTAAAATACTCAATATCGAAAGCGTAGCCACCCGATATTACGGTGAGGATTGGGAAAGGCATCTCCCGCCTCGCGGCAAGTTCGACGAGACCTGTCAGGGATGCGTCCCGCTGGCCTTTCATATCGTCAAAGAGAGCCGATCTTTCGAGGATGCCATCCGCAAGGCCATCCTATACGGCGGCGACAGCGATACGCTCGGAGCCATCGTCGGATCACTTGCCGAGGCTTATTTCGTGGTTAATCCTGCAATGATTCAGACCGCGATGAGCTATTTGCCGGAAGATATGCAGAGCGTTATTCGGAAATTTAATGCGAGGTACTGATGAAAGAATCCGATTTACTGCAATACTGCCGCTACTATAAAGGCGAGCGGGAGAACCCATATAAGGGCAAAGACCAAAACAAAACGATGCTCTGGCTTTACGAGCGGACATGGGTTCACGATACTATGGCGGTCATCGCAAGAGGCGATGCGAATGCCTCTGAAAGTCGAAACCTCGACGAATATACTGCGGTCGGATTGGCAGAGTTCGAGAATGCGGACGGAGTGCCGATTACCTTGAAATCCATGCTGTTTAATCGCTATGCACAGGGCAATATGTCGTCGATGATGGATTGCGTCGAGCCGTTCAAGAAATTCTACAAGCGATACTACAAGTAAGGGAGCGCGATTGCACTCCCTTTCTATTTGAGCTGTCCGATCATTTGCAGGTAGATCGTTCTGCCCTGCTTTTTGAGCACACGGAATTGGCTGCCTCGCTGTCCGATCCACTCCATTTCCGATCTTACCGATTCAACCGATTCACCGTCCCATATTTTGCCGTCATACTCGAACTTGTTATAGTCGGTATAATGAGAAAACGGCTCGGCGTAAACGCCCTTTGCACCTTTGGGAACCACGATCACCAAATTGTATGTATCATGGAATCCTCCCGCCCTATGGATGGCGGTCGAGAGGAAGCCTTTATCGACGAACACATCGCCGATTTTCAGCTCTCCGAGGCCGTATCCGAGTTCGTTGATCTCGAAACTGCCGACGCCGCGTCGGACGACGGTATTTTGAGGCATGGAGAACTTTTCAAGTGCCCTCGTTAGGATAGGCAGGTCGTGTTCAAATTCATCGCCGCCTCGTGCCCCGTAATAGGTCTGTCCTCGCAACGGCTCATTCAGATAGCTGTAAGTCTGCGTGTACTTCGTCAGGATGATCCGCTCCTCTTTCGTCAGGCTTTTCCATATACTCCCGGTCATTGAGCGCAATCGGGCATCCGCATCTTCAAAATCCTCGGATTCATATTGATCGAGAAGTTGCTTTATCTCTGCCTTGCTGATATTTGGCAAGGTGAGAGATTTGAATCCCTTTTTCGCGTCGCGCCGTGCCTGCTCCATCTCGCGTTTCTGCTTTTCGGCTACCGCGAGCGAAACCTTTTGCTTGATAACCGCAATATCCTCGTCGTTGGCGATGGCATGCTTTGCATCGGCAAGGAGTTTTGCGACATTGAGGCTCTTCGGATGTGCTTCGGCCCATTGTTCGACAAGTGAGACATCTGCCATCGCTTGTTTGAGCGAAATCTTGTAATTGACGGCGTTAAGCTCCTTGATGTACGCTTCCTGCGATACTTTCCATGTCGGATACTTTTCCTGAACGCCTTTCATGTTGCCGCCGAGGAAGTCGAAAGCCTCGAAATGCAGCTTTTTCGCCTGCTGTTCGAGGGATAAGCCCGACCAGCTCTCGATCTTCGATTTGACGGCATTATACACCCCGTGCAGTTGATCCATCGTGAACTGCTTATGCCACGAGTGGGCATTGGGGATAATGTCGGCGAGAGCCTGCTCCGCTTTCTTGGCGGCGAGGATGGCCTGCGCGACTTTCTTGGTCTCGGTCTGCATGGCTGATAGATCGCCAGCATCGATGTACTTTTGCAGGGCGGAATAATCGACCTCGCCATAATCCCCGGCGACTTTGGCAATATTGTTCGCCGCCGTCTTGATCTGCTGGTGCTTCTTCTGACGTTCGGCCCACGCATTCCGAATCGCCGCCTCTTGTTCGGGTGTTCGGGCCTCATGGCGTAATGCCGCCTTTTCTGCGATTGTAAGCTCTTTCGGTTTCGGATTGAGTATCTCATCAATCGCCGCAGAGTTATTGCGAATAAAGTAGGGCTCCGTGCCTCTATTGCGGGATGCAAGGATATTCTCCTTGTTGTCCCGCACCCATTTCTTGAAATTGGCCGGATATTCGGTGATCTGCCTACCTCGCGGAGTGTATTTCTCGCCTTTGAGGAATGCCTCCGTAACTTTCGCCATCTCGTCCTCGTCGATCAGGATAGGCGTTGCGAAGCAGAAGCATTGCACATGCCAGCCATCGAATACGAAATCCTTTGGATAGTCGCCTGCCAGCTTGTCGCAGATGTCTTTCTTCGGGTGGTTCTTCGATAGCTGGATACGCTGGCCGAGGACGAAATCCATCTGCTGCCACCGCTCATTGTCGGCGCGGCGGTATGCGATGTTCGTTTCCGACCTCGCAACGCGCATGGCATTCTTGGCCGAGGACTTGTAAACGCCCGATCCGGTTTTGTAGTCCTTGCGTTCATAGTCGATCCATCGGTATTTGCCCGTTTTCTCGTCCTTGATGCGCTTTTTCCACTTCCGCCCATAGATAGGCTTGCCCTGCTCGTCTTCGCCTTTCTTGAAGCGGAAACGGCGGAACATCAGATCAGGGTCATTCAGGTATTGCCGGACTTTGCGGGATATGGACTGCGCCGAATCTCCCTCGCCGATGGCGACGGTCATGGCGATCTCCATTTCATCGCGGAGCTGCTGAACCGACTGCCATATCCGGCCCGACAGATTGAGGCCATCCTCCGTCCGGTCGGCAAAGGCGTTCATCGCCGCAGTATTGCGGTTGTTCCATGCGCTGAACTCCGGGCTGGATAACACCTTTTTGCCGAAGCAGGAGGCTACGAGCTTGTCGCATTCGACGTTTGCCTGTTCCCATTCGAGGGTAATGCCCTTGCGGATCGCCGTCGTTACCACCGAATGCAGTTGCCGGAGCAATGCCTCGACTTTCTTTTGGATTCGCATATTATCCCCGTCGAAAGAGTACATGACGCCCTCGTCCAGCGTCGGCACGGATTTGTTGAGAGCGAGGATTTCATTCACCGTTGCGGCGAATAGCTGCCTCACTTTCTCGGCGTAAGCCTCCGTGCGCTGGATGCGCTTGATGGTTTCCGCTTTCGGGTCGGGAGAATATGCTTTTTTTGCCATCGGCTACCTACTTCTTCTGTTGCTGCTTGTTCTTCGGGTCATCTTCATCTCCGTTTTCGTCATCGGGGTCGTCGCCGCCATCCGAGGCGGATTGAGGCCCGCCGTTCTCCATATCACCGAAAATCGACTGCTGCTTCTGCGCCCGTTCCTCCTCTTCGGCTTTCAGACGCTCCATTTCGAGCTTCTTATCCTTGACGAGAGGGTTCAGTTCTACGCCGGTTTCGGTCGCCATGATGCCGCCGTCGAGGCTCTTGATGATATTTTCGAGGGCTTCCGCGATGTCATCACCGAACGGTTCTTGGAACTCATGCCCGATTTTCAGGTTATCGCACTCGGCTTTCAGATGCACGTCGAGGACGTTGCCGATAATCGCCGTGATGAGTGAAGAGGTGCGGGATAACAGCTCGTCGTGAGTTTCCTTGTGCTTGGCCGCTTTGATGTCGGCAAGCAACATCACTGTTCGCAGGGCCTTTCCCGACAGATTGCTCAACGATTTAAGCGTGTCGAGCGAGATATTCGGGGTGAACGACTTGGAAAGGATATGATTCTGCAACCATTCGATCTCCTGCTTCTTGCTTTCCGGCGCACTATCCCATGTCAGGTACTTCGCCGCCTTATCCACGCCCTCGGAATCGTTCGTCACGAGCAGTTTCGCCGCCTCTTTCTTCTCCGGCAGGTTTTTGATGAGGTCGGCGGCCATGATGGCGATAGGATCGGCGAAATAGTCGTTTGTGTCGGCGGTGCGCGAGCCGATCAGCTCCTCACGATGGATAAGCGGCTCGACGCCGTTCCATTCCTTGTCCTGCTGGAAGAGGATGAGCGGAATCTTGCCGATGAAATTCGTCTCTTCGACGACCTCCCATCCGATGCTCTTCCGCGTGCATCGGTAGATGATATTCGGGGTATAGATGTCGAAGTGATAGACGAGGCTGTTTTCCTGCTCCCGGACATAGTAGCCCCAAGCTATGGAGATCAGGTTTTCATACTGATCCCAGCGCGTGTAAATCTCATCTCCCTTGCTCTTGGCGAGCACCCGAATCTGAACGTCCGGCTCATCGTTCGCATCGCGGAAAACGCGGAAAAGCATCGCGCTTTCGGTCTCCGATCCGGCGATGCGCTTGCATTGGCGGAGTTTGCTGTTGAAGTGAGTGCGCTCGATGACATCCTGAAATTTTTGGAACGCCCGATCTGTCCCGGTGGATTGCTGCGTCCATTTCACCGGCCGGCCGTAGAGGAATACGAGGGCGATTTCATTGATGTAAACCTGATAGGGGATCGGCAGCTTCCACACCGGCTCGAATCGGATGAAATTCCCCTTTTTGTCGGTGATGATCTTGTCCTCCCGCTTCATGATTTCATGGGAGGCCACTTCATACTCTTTGAGCGCGGCAATCGCCATATCCATACGGTTGCCCATGCGCTCCTTGACTGCCGAAATATCTTTGGCGGCCAACAGCTTCTCAAACTCCTGATTTCGTCCTACAAGAGCATTGAGGTAATTGCGAAACAAATCAAATAGCATCATATCCTTAAATTATTGGTTTACATCCCTAAACTCGACTTGCTCAATACGTCGTAGTCTATATCGTCGTCTTCGTCGTACAGGTCGTTTATCGCATATCCGAGAATATCGACGAACTCGTCGTGCGGCTGGCTCGGAAATCCGCATATTTCATCGAGAAAATCGTCGTTCCATGACCCCTCGACAATGAACACCCGCCCGCACTCCACGCGCGGCGAAACGGCCCGTAATCGCACCTCCTTGTCATCGGTAGGCGTGGGCGTCCGCTTGACATTGAGGGTCGAGATTTCTTGAAGCATCTGCACCACGCTCTCGCCGTTGGCTTTCGGCTCGACATGGAGCTTGCTCTCGGAATTGCCGTCATGCGCCGCGATGTATTGAGGCAGGAACCGCAACAGGTCGGGCATCTCCTTATACACTTTCTGCGCGTCGATCAGATAGATGTAATTCCTGATCCGGCAGGCCGCCAATACGCCGCTGGGGTCGTTGTCTTGGCCCTTTTTCTTCTTGTTATAGGCCGTATCGAGGTAGAAGTGTATAGGCTCGTTGAATCGCAGCGACCGGAACTCGGCAAGCGAAATCGTGCGGAACCAGTCCCTTTTCACGATATTGCCGCCCTCGATGGTCGGGTGTTGCTGATACAGGGCATTGAACTCGCGCGGGGCGCGGGCTTTCTGCTTCTGCAACTTCTCGATGGAGTGGCGCGACGGCCACAATGCGTCGCCGATATGCCGTTCGCTCAATCCTCCGTCGTATTCCTGCTCGCAGATCGCAGGGATGGCGAGTACCGTCCACTCCTGCGGCTCGGCTTTGAGGATGCGCCCGGCGAGGTCGTCCTCATGCCAACGCGTCATGATGAAGAGCTGCCGCGAATTGTTGTGCAGACGGGTCGAAAGAACGGTGTTGTACCAATCCCACACCCTCTGTCGGTAAGTGATGGAGTTCGCCTCGTTCGCATCCTTTACCGGGTCGTCGATGATCGCAATATCGACGGGTGTACCTGTCAAAGAACCTCCTACGCCGACCGCCTTGTAAAACCCTCGATGACCTACCATCTCGAAGAGATCGACATTCCTCAAATAACCCCGCGAATCCGTGCGGATATTCGAGCCGTTGAGATAGGTTTCAGGGAATATCGCCTGATACTCCTTACTGTCTATCGTCCTCTGAATCGAGCGTGAAAACTGCTGCGCGAGGTCAGAGGAGTAGGAGCATCCGACGATTTTCAGGTCGGGGTTTTGTCCGAGCGCCCATGCGGGGAAATTGCGGGAGATGATTTCCGATTTGCCATGTTGCGGGGGCATAAAAACCATCAGGTTTTTGATCTTGCCCTCCAACAGCATTTGGCAATGATCCGCGATGAGCTTATGGAACCACTCTAACTCGTATTTCGGATTACTATAACCGAGGAAACGCGAAAAGGAGGTCGGAGCTTCGAGTTTCAACTTCTCGCGCTTCAACCTCATCAACTGTTCGCGTACCTCGATTGTAGATGATCTCATTATTTATCCGCCTTATCCTCAAACTTTTCAAGTCGTGCGATTTCTGCATTGATTTCATCGAGTGTCATAGGTTTTTCGTCGTCCTTTTTGAGCGTTACATCGTTGCGCTGCCTGTTCTGATAGTGTTCGGGATCGAGATTCGTCAGGAGGAAAATCGCGGCTCCGATATTCGGCTGCACATGGATTTTCTTCCTCTTCATCTTGAACGGGGTCGGCTGTCCGTCCGCTCCGACGCGGAACTCCTGCTCGGTTTCCTCATGCTCATACCCTTTGGCGGCTTTGGATAGCGAGATGGCGAGATCATGGGTGAGGTTCTGCTTGAAAACCTCCTTTGCCCGCTCGATGGCCTCTTTGAACTGCGGCTTGCCTTTCATCCACAGGCGATAGGTCTTTTCGTCGATCCCCATCTCGCGGACAAACTCTTTCAGCTTCGCCCCGCCGTAGTCGATCAGGCCGTGAGCGGCTACCCATGCCTCGCACTCCTCGATTTTTGCCGCATTGTATTTAGCCATTGCTGTTCAGGTCTATGAGTTTGTAAAATTCCTTGCGTAGATCGGAGTTTAGGTTGAAGACGCCCGTAAAATGCGCTACGGACATCTTGCCGTCATTCCGCACTCCTCTCATCGTCTTGCATAGGTGTTGCCCTTTCATCACGATAGCGAAGCCGAGAGCCTCGTTATTCAGAGCCTCGGAAAGCATCTGCACGATGTCCCGTGCCAGCCGCTCCTGCAACTGCAAGCGGGCGGCGCAATAGCCGACCACGCGGGCGACTTTGCTGATGCCGAGGATACGCCCTTTCGGGCTGGGAATGTAGGCGAAGTAATACCGGCCGAAGAACGGCAGGATATGATGCTCGCACATCGAATAGTAGTCGCCGCAGTCGAACACAATATCCGACATGCCCTCCTCATTGGCGAACGTGGTGATCTTCGGCTTCTGCTTCGGATCGTAACCTCGGAATATCTCTTTCCACATCCGCATAATGCGGTCGGGCGTGCCGATCAGTCCCTCGCGGTCGGGGTCTTCCCCGATGGCGCGGATGAGCGTTTTCAGCGCACCGATAATATCTTCTGCGTTTGGAGTGATAGCTTCCATTTCGGATGTGATTTGATGTAGTTGATGGTTGCCGCGAGGTTTTCCGCGTTCCGCGCCTCGTCCTTGAAGTCGCAGGGCTGCAAGTAGTACTCTTTGGCCTCGATACCGTCGTATGCCGACATATCCTGCTCCTGATAGACGACTTTCAGCTCGTCGATGCGTTGGAGCCGAAGCTCGGCATGAGGGCAAAAGTCGAATTTCGGCGAGCAGGTGATCCAGTCGATAAGGCGGTAGCCCTTGATCGGAATCGTGCCGTTGGTTTCGATCTGCACGAACTTCCCTGCGCTATGCAGATAATTGATGAACGACAGGGTGAGTTGCAGCATCGGTTCGCCGCCCGTAATCACGACGTGGTCGGCCGGAAAATCGGCGATTTGACGCATGATCTCCTCTTCGGTGAGGTCTTGGTAGGGCTGGTGCTCCGTATCGCAGAAATCGCAGCGAAGATTGCATCCTGCAAGGCGAATGAAGATCGCCGGAGTGCCGGTATATCGGCCCTCGCCCTGAATCGAGTAGAAAATTTCGTTTACCCTCATAATGCGCCCTCCTCGTCTTTGCTGGTGTCCGCGACATAGATTGCGACGTTGCCCTCGCTCTCCTGCACCGTCGCCTTATAGCATTCGGGAATCTGCTCGACGATCCATCGGGCGATGTTTTCGGCCGTCGGATTGAACGGCAGCAGCTTGTTGAAGTTACCGTGATCGAGGTAGCCGTGAATCTTGTCCTTGATCCGCTTGAAATCGCAGACCATTCCGTCGGCATTCAGTTTTTTTGCCTTGCAGAACACCGTTACGACCCAATTGTGGCCGTGCAACTGCTGGCATTGGCTTTTGTAGGAGAGGGTCAGCCGATGGCTTCCCGCGATCTCCATTCGTTTAGAAACGTAATACATTGCTATTCTTCTTGATGTTTGTGAGTTAAGAGGTAGAAAAACGGCGTGTCGCATAGAGCCAACCCCGCTTTGAGCAGGTATTGCCCGATGACCATGCCGAGGACGAGCATCATGCCGCCCTCCTGCATGAACCATCCGAGACCGATGCCGAATGCGATTGAGATGTAAATCGCCGTGTCGATGATCTGCGAGGTCAGGGTCGATGCGTTGTTCCATATCCACCGCCGTTTGGGATTGCCGCAGAACTGTCCCCGTATCTTGTGGAATATCCATACGTCCCAACTTTGGGAGCAGAGGTAGGCGACCAGCGACCCGAATACGAATATCGGCGTCTGACCGAGCAGCAGCCGGTAGGCCCGTTGCATCTCCTCGTCGTAGGCTGGCAGATACATCGTCAGGATAATCAGGGCGAGGGCGATAAGCTGGGCGGCAAAACCCCTGATGACGGCCTTGTTCGCCTCTTTCTTGCCCCATATTTCGCCGATAACGTCCGTACAGAGAAATGTCAGGGCGTAGGTCAGAGCCGCGCCCGGAATGAGGACGGGAACCCCGCCGATATGGATGCCGGTATCGAGCACCTTGCTCGTAACGACGTTCGCCACGATCAGGCACACGACAAACACGACATTCAGCGTGATGAGATTGGCGTCATTCCGTTTCATACTCCGTCGGGTCGATTATTTCTGAATCTTGCACTCTCGTCCTGTTATTCACGATATTGTCGATAGTGGCGACCGATACGTTGAATATCTGCGCCAATTTCTTTTGATTGTAAGCGCTGCTACGGGGTTTATAGAGTTGACGGATCGCTTTTACTTCATCATCTGAAAGTTTGCAATTTCCGTTGTTTCCTCCTTTTTGATTTTGGCAAAGGCCATTATCATAAGCGTGCCGCATATTTTCTGAATGCGTAACCCATTCGAGATTACTCGTACAGTTATTACTCTTATTTCCGTCGATATGATTTACTTCGGGCTTATTCTCCGGATTGGAAATGAAAGTTTGAGCTACGATTCTATGCGGAGATACGGTTATTCTTTCTCCATTCTTGAATAAATCTAATCTCAAGTATCCGTCTCTCACTTTATAAGGGGCCATTTTTTTTAATTCGCCATATACTTGGCTATAAAATTCACCTCTTGCAGATACGAAATAATCATCAAATCCCTCGATAGGTTGAAGATTCAATTCATCTTCGTAGGGGGTTGGGTCAGTAATTCCCGCATCCTTAAACGCCTCCTTTCGTTCGACACAAGTTCCACATTTCCCGCATTCAAAGGCTGACGACGCTTTGTAGCAGGAGTAGGTTTTCGAGTAGTCGATGCCGAGCCGTTTGCCGATGCGGGCGATGTCGGACTTGCTGATGCCTGTATAGGGTGCGTCGATCTGTACCCCGATGTAGGTGCCGTGCCGCATGGCCTCCGACATGGAATGCACGAATCCTGCGCGGCAATCGGGATAGATCGCATGGTCGCCGTGGTGGTTGGCGATGAGAACCTTGCTCAACTTCCGGCTCTCTGCCAATCCGCAGGCCACGGAGAGCATGATGCCGTTGCGGAACGGCACGACGGTCGATTTCATGTTTTCGGCCTCATAGTGGCCATCCGGCACGGCGTCCGCGCCCTCCAAAAGCGAGGATTTGAAATACTGACCGATGAATGCGAGCGGGATGATGATGTGTTCGATGCCGAGCTGCTGGCAATGCCGCGCGGCGCACTCGGCCTCGCGCTTGTTGTGGTTGCTGCCGTAGTCGAACGTTACGGCCAATGCGATCTCCTCGGCCTTTTCATGCAGGAGGGTGATGCTATCCATGCCTCCCGATACGATGATGACAGAATCTTTCATAACCTTGTGCTTTTTAATATAAGAATCGGAATTACAGGAATTTTTCGGCGTATCGGCTGAATTTGACCCACTCGTTGAAGTTGTTTACCGCACCCTCTCTCGATTTGAGCCTGCATCCCTCTTTGCTCATCTGCTCCATCAATCCGGTGCGCGGGTTGAACTTGCAGATGTAGCCGCCGCGATTTCCGTAGAGCCATGCGGTGCTATCGACCGAATCGAACCGATACTTTTGCAGGTTGGCGACGGTGGTATATCCCAGCCCGTGAATCTTCGCCTTGTGCTTGTGGGCGGTGTTGATGAACCACGGAAACGCCGTCTCATAGACTTTGCGGGGAATTTCTTTCGTTACGATGCCTCCGATGGCGACATAGGGGTATTCCTCGCACATCTTGACGAAATACTCTTTGCCTCGGTTCTTGTGCCATACGGGGATGGGCTTCTTGCCCGTCATCCTTTCGAGCTTGTGCCGCAACCGCTCGACCTCCGCCAGCCCGGCGACGCTATCGATATCCAGCTCGAAAAAGAGCTTTACATCGAAGCGGTTGATGAAGTTGGCATACTCCGATACATAGGCATCCCAATCACAGCCGCCCTTGTGGGAACCGGCCATGAACGTATATGCCCCGCTATCGAGCAGGAATGACCCGAAATGCTTGACGAGAGGCATGAAATCCTCGTTTTTCCGCAGGTAATAGTAGCTTTCGAGGACATTGATACCTGATAGGGTGCTATCCCCGTCCCCGACGAAGAAGTCCGCTCCGTAGATGGATTCCCGCATTATTTTGTCCTTGTCGCCCGCGAGAAAGCTGTTCATCGCTTCGATGACTTCTTTGCGGCTGTTGGGCGATGCACAGTAAACTTTCATAACCTTTTGCCAAAATTCGCGGAGGTTGCCTGAAATTCCTCCGGCAAGAAATATCCTCATAGCATCCTTGTTAATCTCTTTAAGAGGTATTCTATTCAAATACTCTGAAATACAGGTCGTTAAATACCCCCCCCCGAATTTTCCGAGACGCTCGCCGATCCAGCTCTCATACAAGCGGATCAAGATTATGCCCGGATAGGGATTGTTGCCTGCGAGATGGATTTTCATCACTTGATCTTGATGCCCTCGAACTCGCCCATGAGAGTTGCCTCGATGCGGGATTTGATCTCCTCCTTTTGGTCGGCATACTCATCGGGAATCGAGACGGTGATTTTCTCGCCCTTGTCTTTCTCGGCCTCCTTGTCGAGCTTGTCGAAAAAGCTATCTACGTCGATCTCGCTTTCATTCATCGGCAGGTCGAGGCCCCATGCGGCCAAAGCATCGGCGTCCCATTCGTTCGCCAGCATCGACCACTCCCACCGACCGAAGCCGGAGTTATCGAGGATCGTGTAGGCTTTCAGCTTTTCGATGGAGGTTTCTTTCGGGATGATGACGCACGGGGCATCCTTGTAGCCGAGTTCAAGCATGGCCCGACAGCGCATATTTCCGCCGATGATGATGTACTTGCCGTTGTCGAGCGGATAGACCAGCAGCATACGGTATTTCATCAGTTCGGGGTATGCCTGAATATCCCTTTTCAGGAGGTCGAGCTTCGTCTCCAATATCTCGCGGGGATTCGCGGGGAGGCCGTCGAGCTGGCCCTCGTTCAGCTCCAACCGATCCAATTCCAGCGAGACGAAATCGGCGTCGATGGCTTTCAGAGGTTTGTTCTCTTTACTCATAACTGTTCATTTTTAAGATAGATACCACAAAGGTATAAAAATAGTACCTAATAGGTATTTATTGAGGCGAAAAAAAATAAAATTTACTTCAAATAAGCGTCGATTTCGGCCATGAACTCGTCGAAAGAACGGCAGATGACATACTTGTATCCGGCCCATTCCGCCCGCTCCTGCCATGCTTTTTGCGATGGTTGCTGTCGGCCCGTCGGGGTCTTCATCTCAATACATAAGCCGTGAAACCGCTTTGCCGGGAACAGGAGCAGGAGGTCGGCGACGCCTTTCATCGTTCCCTCCGCTTTCATGATCGCCGCCTCGGATCGAAGCCGTGCCCCGCCGTTCGGGACAGCGAAGAGGAGCAAAGCGAGCTGCGGGTATTTCGCCCGAAACCAGCGGACGCAAATTTGCTGGATAACGCTTTCTTGATGTCGCATTTATAATTTGTTTTTATTAGAATTATCGTATCTCCATATGTATCCATACATAGTCCTAAATTTCAAACGACAGCAAGCTGCGATATTAGCACTACTGTATTTTAACGCTCTTTCAACGGCCATCGTCGAATCCCAGATTTTTAAGATTTTCCCATCTAATGAGATTTGTTTTACCCGTTTAGATAGTGGTGAAAGATTATTGATTTTCCCAAGATTTGGCGATTTTCTTCCCAATATGGCGTAACTATGGCGATTGTTTTCAGAGCGACTGCACCATTCAAGATTTGATACATTGTTATTTTGCCGATTACCGTCTTTATGATTCACTTCCTTTTGAGGATTAGGGCAAAAGGCAAATGCGACCAGTCTATGTACTTTGAAAGACCTTTTTATGCCATCTCGACACAGATAGACTGCTAAATATCCACCTTGTACTGGGAACGGTTTTAGAATCCGTCCTTTGATTGAACGAAATGATTTGCAATTGTGTCTGCTTATCCTATCGAGAGAGCGAATCTTGCCTGTATTGCTTACTTGATATAATCCCTCATATTCGGGAATATCTTGCCATATTTCCATATTCAATATCTGAAAGATGTGAAATGAATGATGACGCCGTGAAAGACTTTATCTTCTTTCGGATGTCGGCCGAAGAACCACTCCTTGAAGTCGGTCGTATTGAGGCCGTCGTTCTTGGCGATTTCATTGCAGTCCGCGTCGATCCACTCCCGACCATCGATGCAGGCGGTGATCGTATCGTTTTCGCTATGATAATGCAGCTCTATCCGCTGGATGCCGATAGGCTGGTCGAGGCAGGCAATTTCGACCTGCGGCGAGTTATACGGGCGTCCCGACCATTGGCGGATCGAGAGGCAATATCCGCCCCGCTGCATCTTTTCCGCGATGGCGGCCCATTGGTCGTAATTGCCTCGGATGGTGTGCATCTTACGGCCTGATGCGAGCTTCTCCTTGAAGCCTGTCAGCTGGCCTTTCCGGCTGTGCGTCGTCGGGAATACCCGCGACAAGGTGATGACGATTTTCTTCTTTGTCATTTTTTCGTTTGTTGTTTCCATGATTCAAAACTTATTGCTATTTCGCGCAGAAACGCGGGTATTTTGCATTATCTGCCGTCGACTTAATGGTAATTACGTCGCATCGGATTCGAGCGTATTCGCCGCCAAAACGGCCTCTTCGGATAACCTTTGCAGGGGCGGCGGGTTTCGATATAGCCCCATCCGCATCGTGGGCGTTGATATTCCCATGCAAGCAGAGATTTTATGACCCGCTCCAAATCCATGAATACCTCTGCCAGCCCTACCATGATGCGTCCTCCTCGAATATATTTCGTTGTTCGGGTTGCTTGGTCGCCGGAGTGCCGAGCGCGTCATGCACCCGCGCGATCTCGGCATCGACTTCCCGCTCGACCGCCTTACTCTGATTGAGTGCGGTTTTCGACCGAGTGCGGAAATACTCCTTTTGCAGCTTCCGCATGAGAGCTACTTTGTCGAAGAATTGCCGCGCGTTCATTTCTCGGCGATTTTATATGCGTCCACAATCGAGGTCTTGACGATGGAGGCGACCTCATAATCCGATACCGTGCCTTTCATGCCCTCGGCGAGGTTCTTGGCGGCTTGATTCAGGTCGGATGCCTGTACGAGGATATAGATCGCTTTCTTGCGCTCTGCGCCTGTATTTTCGTCGAGCGTGATGAGGTTGATCTTGGCTTTGTAGAAATGATCGCCGTCCTCATCCCAAAAGATTTCCGAGATGTTGCTCCGTTTCACGGCCGCTACCGAGAATGCTCCCGACGTGTAGGGCATCATCTCGTTGGTGATGCGGGCCTCTGCCTCCGTGAATGAAAGGGCATCGACCAAATACGGCTCCGTGATGGTTTTCAGCGAACCGTTTTCTCTCGTCTTTTCATAACGAACTTTTGTTGTAAACCACATGATGATAGATGTTTTGAGTTAAAATTTAGGGGCATCTTTGGTTGTGCGGCGTAAAGCGTGGATCGCATTGTCTATCGTCTGACCGATAACAAAGGGATGCGGCGGCCTGCCGTTCCCGCCGCGCCTCCATTTTTGGAAATGATGCAATGCTCGCAGGGTTTCCATGTCCGACATATGATCCTCTTTGAATTTGCAGAGGTCGTCGCATCGGTATTGATTCAGGGTGATGATGCAATGTCCGTAGCCGTTCGCATCTTCATTCTTGAAAAAGGCGCATTCGCCGCATTTGCAGGGTCTTGTCATGTTTTATTTGTTTTGTGGGTTATTCATTATCTTCGTCTCCGACCTCTCCCGTAGACTCTCGGATGAATCCGATTTGCCGGATTTCGGGGCCGCTGACATCGTCGAACCAGCACATCCGACTGCCGCAGCAGGCATCAAGTATTTTCTTCATATTCTGACGATAATTGAAGTCTCGATTTGGCGATCTATCGTTCCCCCCGTAATCATAGCAGATTTCGCGCGGATAGATTCTCAAATCGGAGATTGGTACCCCGTTCTCCTCTTCGAATTTCATCAACAAGCCGGAGATTTGATCTTCGAGCCGTTCCTTGGCGGCCTTGACCTCTGATATTGTTTTGCTCATGGTCGTTTAGTTGAAGAGTAAACGTTGGGCGGATTCAAATTCCATCGCTTTGCAGTTCTTGACCGCCTCGGCGAAATAGCTGTCTTTGAGTTCAAAGCCGATCCCATAGCGTTTCAGGCGGATTGCCTCATAGACTTCCGACCCGATACCGAGGAACGGCGTCAGGACGGTATCGCCCTCATTGCTCCACAGGTGGATCGCGCGACGGATCGTATCGAGTTGCAGCGGGCAAATATGCTTTTCGTCATTCTCGCCCCGCGCATTTGCCCCGTTCAGGGTGTTTGAATAGTCGATGTCCATCCATACGGGAGATGCGTATTTCTGCCATGTATCAACGTCGATTTCGCATTTCACGGGGTGGTCGTGCGATCCGTCCTTACGGAAGATCATCAGATAGTCGGGAATCCCGACGCGGCTCATAGCGGCGTCTTTCTTGACCTGCTTGTGCAGCAGTCCGAGGGCTTTTGTGCGCTGCATCTCCGTAACCGGATTCTTCCAAATGGTGATGCGGGAATGATAGATGAATCCTGCATCGGTAAACGCTTGGAGGATCATGCCGGAGAAGTCGCGCAGACCGATATACCCCTCTTTGCCCTTTTGAATAGGCAAATCCATACAATGCACTGCGACATTGCGGCCGCTCCACATCACCCGATAGAGTTCCTTGACGAGGAAGTTGAACGCGGTGAAAAACTCCTTATAATCGCGGCTGTTCCCCATGTCCTCCAATTTGTCGGAGTAGGTGTAGAGTTCCGCAAACGGCGGCGAGAATATCGAGAATCCGACGCTTTCATCGGGGACATCGCGGATCAACTGTACGCAATCGCCGAGGCGAATATAGCAGCTCTTTCCTCGATATTGTCCGGTAGCTTCGGACGTTTGCAGGGAAATCCGGTTGTTGAGATTGCGGTTCATGGCTGCCGTCATCGCCGCCTGCATCTCCTTAAACGCTTTTTGCTTTGCATCGAAGCTGTCTTTGACGTTCGCCATCGTGTCGGCGGTGATGAGGTGGATATTGACCTGCTCGGACTGTCCGAAACGGTATGAGCGACGGATGCCCTGATAGGTCGCCTCGAAAGAAAAATCAAGCGAAGCGAAGATCTGATTGTGGCAATTCTGATAGTTAAGGCCGAATTGCGCGATTTTGAGCTTCGTAATCAGCACGCGGAACTCCCCACGGCCGAAGCCGAACAGCTTTTCTTTCTTGTAGCCTTTCGTGTCGCTGCCTTTGACTTCAACGGCATCGGGAATGAGATTACGGAGGTATTTGCCCTCGTCGTCATGGCCGATCCAAATGATGAAGTTCTCCTCGGAGCCGTTGGCGATCTCCGCCGCCCGGTTGAGTCGGAGATCATAGGTAGCTCGTAATTCCTTGTGATAGTCGGTCGCGCTGATCGCCATGTTGTTGAAGAGCATCCCGTTGTCGCGCTTGGGCGTTTTGACCACCTCTTCAATGATGTTCAGAGCGGGCAGGTCGTAGCCCTCGTCGTCGAACCCAATATCGCTCGGCTTGTTAAGCATCACGGCCCATGTCGAAACGAAATCCCAAAATGCCTGCGTCGCATGGCCTTTCAGCCTCCAATCCGAGGTCGAACCGCCATCGTGGACGAAGTACATAGCGAGCATTTCGTTCCGGCTCATCACGTTCAGGAACTCGGCATGATTGCACAACTCGGTCGTATCGTTCGGGGACGGAGTGGCGGTACATGCCAATTTGTAGGGTGTATCGCGGAAATCCTCGATCAGTTGATTGCGGGTCGCTCCTGCAAAGTTTTTCAGGATCGAACTTTCATCGAGAACTACGCCGCCGAACAGGTAGGCGTCGATATTCTCCATGTTGTCGTAATTCGTGATGTAGATACCCGGCGCGAGGTCTTGATCGAAGACCGTCAATCCCAATTCCGTAACTACATATCCGAATTTCTTGCCCTCTTCGATGGTTTGGCCGATCACCGAGAGGGGAGCGAGAATCAGCACGGGGCGGTCGATATGTCGGTAAACCTTATCGGCCCATTCGAGTTGCTGGATGGTCTTGCCGAGGCCGCAGTCCTCGAAGAGCGCGAATTTGCCCGCCGCCAAGGCACGTTTCACGCAATACTTCTGAAAATCGAAAAGCATCGGGTTCAGGTTCGTTTCTGCTACGGCAAACCCGCTTTCTGTCTTTTGGATTCTCTTCTGATCGAGAAATTCCTGATATTCTTTATTATTCATATCTTGATAAATTATTGATTATTCGTTAATTGGTCGCCATTGGTAGAGGTTCGGTTTGCGTTCCAGATCGCCGCGCCATTCGGCGGCATTATCGTAATCGATGAGTTCGATGCACCCGTCCCGTTTGTCCCTGACAAGGCACGGCAGATTGCGGAATATCTCATCTATGGCGTCATCGGTGGCAAAACCCCATTTCGGGTCGGCCTGAATGTCGCGCCATTGCGTCAGAGAAGAAAGCCGATATTTCAGGTCGACTATTTCCTCGGTTTGCTTATACAATGCCCGCTCGTATGCGGCAGCGGTCTGCGGGGCAATATCTTTCGCTTTACCGACGTTTCGCCAATAACGGCGAATCCAATTCCACATCGCATAGTAGAACTTATCCCGCATATCCCGCCGGAGCAAGTCGGCCTGCGTGTCGTACTTGGCCTTGTGGAGGCATGGAGCGGCCTTGATGCAGCGGAAAAAGCCCGAATCGGTGATATACATCAGCCCTGCGAACTTCGGACATTCGGCCTCGGAGATGATCCCCTCCGGACATACATACCAAAAGTAGTTCGGGCGTTCGTTCAACGACTTGTCGCCGTCCGACAGGATGTGCATCTTCTCCTGCTTGTGGGCCGCCTCATTCAGAAAATCCGAGTGGCTGATCTTGATTTCGCACTCGTACACGTATCCGGCTTTGGAGATTGCCAAATAATCGGATTCCCACGCATAGAAGATGAAGCCGACCATCTCGAACGCGGATTTCGTCAGAATCGGATGATTCCAATACAACGCCTGCTGGATGCTCTCCTCGGTGTGTTTCGGTTTGATCGGGGTTCCTCCCCGTGTCCCTCGCATTCCCATAAATTCTTTGGCTATTTAGCTTTTCATAATTCAATCGTTATCGTTGTCAGATTTATCGGGATAGCTCACATCCTCATAGTTCACGCAGAAGTCGAGGCCCGGATCATCGTCGAATAATCCTTTGGCTCGGCATTCTTCGTATTTTCGGCAGTTGTCGCAATGACATTCGTTTATTGGTCTGTTGGTCTTCATGGCTCTATTCTTTGCGTAATCGGATGATATATTCGGCATTCCTGTACCCTCTGTCGATCATCTGAATACCGAGGAGTTTATCGGCGGCGTAGGATCGTACCCATTCTTCGTCGCATGGGGCAAGCTGCTTACCATCCTGCGTATTTCCATGAAGAGCGAAATGATCGTCTTCCTCGACAATACGGCATGGGCAGGATTTCGCTATCCGATTCATGAATCGGTTGATTTTCTGCACATAGTAGGGAAATGGTGCTTTAATAGTTCGATTACCGTCGTCATCTTCCCGATAGCAGTTCGGGCAATAATGATGACTGCTTACCGAGTGCCAATCCTCCTCGGATGCTTCTTCTTCCGCTGTGCTGCGGTCATACCATGCACTATTATCATTGCTATTGATGAGGGTCTCCCCGCAACGGTCGCACGTAACGCCGTATAGAATTTGAGGTTCAATCATGATTATTAGCTTTCTTTGCTGGGTAGTTCTGTTAAAATTCCGATTTCTTTTACCGCTTCGAGGATGTGTAGAATATCCTGCATTGCCGAAAGCATACGAGGATCAATTCCCTCTACGGAGCAGTTTTTAATCACGTTTCTCTGAAAATGAATCAGGAAGTCCATGTCGTGATTAAGGATTGCGGTTATAATTCTCTTTGCCATAGTATTATGCTGCTATTTGTATCGGGCGCAGATCGCTCTCAATCAGTCGGGCACAAAGGGCCTCGCAGAGAACCCGCGCCAGCTCCGCAGAATAAGTCGATGTATAGCAGTTTCATATCGCCTTATCTTTTGGTTTCGCATTCATTCCATCGACGCGCGATCTCTTCACCGAGTTTTGTAGCGTCGGGTAATGTCTCTTTGAAGTCGCGGTACAAATCGCGGCTGAATAGCTTTATTTGACCGATAGGGATATTCCAGCCGCAGTCAGGGTCTTTGATGCAGAGATCGACCCGTCCGTGATTATCATTCGGTATGCAGAGTAGTTTTACCCGTTGGGTATCGAAACTACCCTCGACGAACTGAAATTTTGGTTTGATCTCCATGACTATTCCTCCTCGATTCCCTCTTCAATTTCAAACTGCGCCAATGCCTGTTGGCAGCCGAAGCAGAAAAAGTCGTTGAGCGCATCGTAGATTGATTCGGGGATTTCATCTTCTTCTTCAAAGTTCCCCTCGACGCACTCCGAGCTGCCATAATGTCCGATATGCCGTTCAGAGTAGGTTTTGCCGTTGATCGTTACATCGGTTTTCCATCCGTCAGCGGTGATTTCGATATTGATCTTATTCTTGTTCATAGTTGCGTTGAATTATTGATTACTACATATCCCTACCGTCCATGAATTTACCGAGGCCGAACCACACAAAGGATTTCTCCCAATGGCGTTTCCCGACATACCGGATGATCGACCAGCGCGTAACGACCATGCGCGGGTAGGTGTCTGTCTTGGGGTCGTACCCCTTTCCGATCTTGATGTACTCTTTCCCGTTATCGCCGCGAAAGAGCATGAAAAACTGCGATTTCAGCGGGCTATTGTCGTCCACCCATGCGCAGATGAGGATGCGCCAGCCGCGAAATATTTTCCTGATAGCTCCTATGTGAATCATGATTAACTATATCTTACTTGTGAAACATTTTCGCAACGCACCCACATCGGGTCGTCTGCATCAATTCCGCTGTCATCGCATAAGGCAAATAAGCGTTCGGGAAAGTTGCATGATATGACTTTATACCAGCTTCCTCTGTATTCTGCGATCATGCCTGCGCAAAATCGTAGTGCGTCAAATTCGTCTTGTGTCATGGTATCGGTTATTTCACGATTTTATCCGGTTTGCAATCAAATTCCCAATCTACGTCAGTTCCGTAGCAGGTGTGGATTTCTCCGATGTTCATCCCGCATCCGATTTTCGCCATCTGCACGGCCTCCTTGCGGGTGTGGGCGCGAATCTCGAAAACGCCGTCGAAGATGAACCGGGCCTTGATTTTGTAAATCCGCTTTTTCGGTTCTTGCGGATAGGTTTTGAGCTTTGCTTTCAGCCTGCGGATCGTCGCCCGCGCTTCGGCTCCCTCTTTGGAGGCTTGGATGTCGGGCATCTTGCCCTCCAATTCTGCGATGCGTCGCTCGATTGCCTCCGGTTTTAATTTTACTTCTGTCCCCATTGCGTTGAATTTTGTGTCTTTGCGCTGTTTTCTGCGATTTGCCGCATTATTTCGGATTATCCGGCCATCTTATCGCCTTTGCCTGAAACTTGCGGCAAATCGCCTTAATTTCATTTATCCCGATAGGTCTCATTCTTGAAAATGATGACTTCGAGCATTTCGTTGAATCGGTCTGCGATGCGGTTGCCGTACTTCTCGCGGACTTGCGATTTCGTGAGATTGGTTGTGATGAACGTGAAGAGCTGCAAATTGTAGCGGTATTCGAGCATATCGACAACCGGATTGAGGACGTTCCCGTAGTCGAGAACCTCTATCGGTTCGCGCCCCATGTCCTCGATAGCGATCATCGGCATATTGCGCAGGTTGCGGAATGCCTCGAAATCCTTTGCGAACATGGCTACCTCCTTTGCATCGACGATCCGAATGCCGGCCCGCTTGCCCTCGAAATGCCCTATGTTGTTGAGCCAATTCACCGCCGACTGAAAGGCATACAGGAGGGTTGTTTTGCCATTGCCGGGTACGCCGCAGAGCATTACCCCGAACTTGGCATCGTCGCGGATCAGGAATGCGGCCAGCCGTTCGATATTGTTTTTGGTCGCTTCGTCCTCGATGAATCTGCGGTGGCGATATTCGACCTCCGCCTGATATGCTGCCAGCAGAATGTCCGTTGCCTGCTTCAAGCTCACCGACCACTTAAAATTTCCCCTCGTAGTCTTCCGGGCGAGTAGCTGTCGCCTCAGTCCCTCGACGTTTATCACATGATCTTTGTTGATTGATCCCATTTCGTTTGTTGTCTTCTTTTTGCCATGTTGCCACCGCCGCACGCCAGTTTTTCATCTTGTTTTTGCCGATATACCATCCCTTGCTCTCGTAGAAGTTCACGAATCGCTCGGCATCCACCGTGTACCCCTTTTCCCTGATATAAGAATCAACCTCCTCGATAGAGGGCGGGGAAAAGCGTTTTTCGCTTTTTCCACTTTTCCCCTCTCTATTGTCTTTTATATTCTTATTATTCTTATATTCAGTATCGCAGGTAGTATCGTGGGTGTTATCGTCAGTATTATCGAGAGTATTATTGCGGATGGTATCGCTTAAAGCTGGAACGTATTGATAATTATTGTAGTTACATATCGTTATAAGTGTTATTCGGTTTGGTAATACACTTGTATCCTTGACAATCATCCCATCTTTTTCGAGCATAGATAAAAAGTTGAGAATAGTTCGGGGTGACGGTGTCCTTTTGGCTTCGTCATCGTCAATGTATTGCCACCGTTGGCGGAGATAGGATACGGATGCCGCTAACTGCCCTCGTTTGATTACGAATACCGTCGAACCAAAACTTTTCTTTTTATCTTCCCATTCGGCGAGCATCAGCAGGTCGAGCCACCACTTCAAATAGCGGGGCCGCTCCCAAATCCAATGCTCCCGAATGGTTTGATATATTTTTATCCATCCGCCCATCACCTATTTCCCCATGAAAGCAAAGTAGATTTCAGCGAATTGTTCACCTGCGTATTTCGCCAGCGCGGACGATTTGAAGCAAAGGCGAGACCCGACAAGCGCATCCGTAGCCGAGGGCGCGTTATACGTACTCGCAAACGCAAACCCGGCATACGCGCCGTTATACGCAAGACCGCCGAACAGGACAATTTTCTTGCGCTCCTCCTTGTCCATCTTGACGATCTCCTCCTTGGTGTAGAGCCAAAACCACGGAAAGTAGCGGTATTCGTCCTCGGTGAACTGCGGCGTCCATCCCTCATTGAGAGCGGCCGTGATGATGCGGAGTTTGAGGTAGGCTACGAGATCGGAGCTAATATCCGAATCGTCTTCGAGGAACAGATGCCGTTTGTGGTATTCCTTTACGAGCGGATGGTTCTCGCCGAGTTCCTTGAATGCGTCATCAAAGGTCTTGATGCGCTCCATGATATTCTTCGGCTTGAACAATTCCTTGCCGAATAATGCTTCCAGCACTTTCATCGTGCTATCCACTCCGGCCTCTTTTGCCGTCTTATAGGCGGTGAGAACATTGTCTTTCTGAATTTCTATTGTCTTGTTCATTTTCAATTTTCTTTAATCGTGGAATAATCCTTTTCGTCAGCCTTACGGCGTTGATGAGCCGCGTATTCCCTCTGTCTATCTGCACGTTTTCGAGTACCTGCGGCAGACAGCGGATCAGCGTTGAAACTATATCGTTCGGTACGGGTCGCATATCAGTAGGGCATTTTGTCGAGATTGACCTCCAATCCTGCACGGGCGATATATGCCGGTTTTCCGGCGATCTGACGCACTTCTTCGGCGAATCCTTTGGCATTGCTGTTGCCGTCGGAGAGATGCAGTAAAATCACCTCATTTGCCGCCGACAGGTCGGTCGTCCGCAAAATCTCTTTCGTCGTCTGCAACTCCATGTGCGAACCCAGCAATCGCCCCCGCATGGCGGGAGGCATCAGCCCTCGGTCGATATTGCGCTGCAAGATCGCATCGGAGTAGTTCGCCTCGATCATTACGTGATTCAGGTTCGGCAGCCGGTATTCCAGCATCATCGTATCGGTGATGAAGAGCAGGCGCCCCATTTCCTGATGTTCGATGACGAACCCGACGCACGGTACATCGTGGACAACCGGCAGTACGAAGACCTTGAATCCTCCCACTTTGTAGCCGTGCATCGGTTCGATTATCTTGCAGAATACGCGATTTCTCGGATTTGCAGCGTCGAATACATCAGCGAGAGCCAGTACGCGGATGCCGCAGGCGAGAAAGTCGTTCAGCGACTTCGCATGATCATTGTGTCGGTGAGACACGAGGCTTCCTACCACTTTGCCGAGCTGCCAGCCGAGACCCTTTTTGATGTCGGGCATAGGAACTCCCGCCTCGACGATCAAGGTCTCTTCGGCTGCTTCGAGAATGTAGCAGTTGCCCCGTGATGAACTCCCCAAACACTTCAAGATCATACTCCCGTGCCGTTAGATCAGTATTCAGGTGCAGGAGCGGGAGCGGACTGCTCCGATTCAGCCGTCTTGACCTCTCCGGTCGTCGTATCGACCTCCTCGTATTCCGCTGCCGAGAGATCGACTGCCTGCGCTGCGGCATTATCGAGTGCGTCGTTGCGGTTCGACATGGCGTCATCCTCGACATCGTGAGCCATCGCGTTCTGCATCTCGACGGAGAGATACCCGTATTTCGACAGTAGGCGGCGGATCACCGTTTTCAGAGCCATGTCGTTAAAGTTGCCCTCCCATCCGACTTTCTTGCCGATGATGCCGTCGTTGGCTTTGGCGATGAGCTGCGCGACGGTCGTCTCTTTCTTCACGGATGGAGAATACCGCTTGGCGTAGGCGGCCATATCCTCGACGGTTACATAGAGCGTCTTGGAAAAGCCGTTGAGCAGCTCGAAATAGCAGAAATAGCCGATGATCTTGTCGGAGGTCTTTTCTCCGTCGAAAGCGATCTCTCCCGTGAGCTTGTTCACCTTGCGGACTTCGCCCTCATAGACGACATCGGCATTGATCGTCCGGTATTGCCCCGTTCGCATGGCGAGCTGGATATAACCCTTGTAGCCGGGGATGAACGTCGGCGTCGGGACTTTGATCCATTCCTCGCGTCCGGTCTGCTCGTTGGTTATTTTTACCGAGTTGTTGTAAACCACGATGTAGGCGAAACCGAGGGCCTTGTTCAGAGGCAGGCGGAGGGTTGCCGCGCGGAGTGCTTCGGCGATGACGACCGAGGGCTTGCAGGTCTGCAAGGACTTGTCGCCTGTATAAAGGTCGATGAGCGATGCGACGAACGTATCCTTGTGCTCGCCGAGGGCGTTTTTGAACTGCTCCTGTACCGACGGAGCATTGATTGTTGCTTTGAGCAGATCGACGGGGCGATCCTGCTTTGCTATGGCTTGATTGTTCATTGTGAAGTTGGTTTGAATGTCAGTTTTTTACGATTTTTTCGAGAGCCGCGAGCTTTGTGCCGAGTTCTACGACTTGTGCCATTTCGGGGTTGGAAATAAAGGCGGACATGCTTTTTACCAGTCCTTTCCCGCTCCCCATGATCGCTACGCATTGGGCCGTCATATCGCTGTCTTGCGGCTTCTCGTTTACGAGGAGGATGCAAGACCTCTCATCGCCCCCCCCCTCCGGCATCAGCGTTTCGATCTCTTTTACCATCTCCTCCACGCGGAGGATGAATGCGCTTTTCTGTTCTTCGGTTTTCATAATTGCGTTGAATTTTAAGTGAATGATTATTAGTCGAAAAGGCTCTTCGGTTGAGCCGGTTTCCCGTTGTGTTTGATGACGAGTTTGTCGTCGAGCGATACGAACAGGCGGATAACCTGCGATTGCGTCGGATGCAGGGTATTGACGCTCTCCGACCCATCGGCGAAAATCGGGGCGGAAATGCCCTCGAAACGGCATATCGCGTTGATGATGTCGATACCTGCGTTGAATTGCCCTGCGGTATTGGCGTCGGAGAACGGTACGCCGTTTACCATTGCCTCGCACGTTTCCACCTCGCCTCCGTTGATCTGTGTCTCAAAGAGGCGGAACTTCACGAAGTCGAACAGCCCGTTGATCTTGCTTTCGATGGCCTCCGTGCGGGCTTTCGAGAAAGCTGCCATCGTGAACTCGATACCCTCCAACTGCGCGAGTTCTTCCGACTGTATCCGGAGGGATTTTTCGAGTTCGGCGATGCGCTGGTTATTCTTCTCGATCTGCTCGCGTTTCATAAGCCGCGATTTGAGCGCGTCGATTCCGGCGACGAGCGAATCGCGTCCCTCGCGCAAGAAATCATCCTCTGCGGCAGCTATGGGCTGCGAAACTTCCTTTTCGAGTTTTGCGATTTGCTCTCCGCGTGCTATATACTCGGTGTTGGCCGCGATGGTCGGGGTGGCGTCGGGTTCGATGAGTTTTGCCGTGAGGATGCCGCTCATTTCGATTTCGGAGATGATAGATACCTGTTCGGCGATCTTTTCCTCGATTTCCCCGATATATTGATTCACATCCTCCATGCGGAGTTTGTTCTCCTTGCCGCGACGGTTGTTCTCTTCGAGGTCGGCGGCATTCCGGCGGTTGAAGTTCTCGGTGATCTCCTGCTGGCGGCTCTCGATCTCTTCGATCTCGAAACGACGCTTGCAGGTCGGGCAAATAAACTCGTTCTCATCGAATACGAGCTTGCGGGCATTGATTGATTGCCATTGCTTGATAAGTTCGGCGCGGCGATCGGTGCATACCTCTACCTCTCGGCGGGCATTGGCGAGGTCGCGCTCGGCGGCGGCTTTGTCGCGCTTCGCCCGCTCCAAATCCTCGGCAGCGGCCCGCTGCTTGGCCTTGTCGGAACGGTAGAGGGCCTGTACTTCGTCCTTGATTTTGAGTTCGAGGGCCAGCCGTTCGTTTTTCAGGTCGCTGATTTTGCGTACCGTTGCAAGCCGTTCCTCATTCGCGGCGGCATAGGCTTTCGATGCGTCGTTAATCTGTTCCTCGACCTTTGCGAGTGCCTCTTGTTTTTGGCGGAGTTCTTCTTCGAGGGCCGCCCAATCCTCCGCCTCCGGCACATCGCGGCGGCGTTCGTCGATGCGTTCGGGGATAGCCTCGATTTCGGTTTTCAAGCGGCGTTTTTTCGCGGCAATCTCTTTCTTGTATTCCTCCATCGTCTTTCCCGTCAGCGAGGCAAGGAGAGCCGCAAAATCGGCATTTCCGGCGGCTATCTCCTCATCGGTAATGCCTCCGGCCATGCGGAAGAGCATCGACCGCTGCGTATCGACCGACTGTGCCGTGAAGTAGAGAGGATTGGTGATGAATTTGAATACCTGTTCGGGACAGATGGCGGCGATTTTATCGTTCCACTCCTTGACCGAGCAGGGCACGTCGTTGTAGAGGCGTTCCTCCTCATGCCCGACGAACTCCTCGACCGCCGAGCCGCGTTTCTTCGTCCATTTTTCGTTGAATCGACGGCAGAGGGTTACGGTCTCGCCATCGACCAGCAGGACGGCCGATACTTCGTGCGGGAGTTTCGGGATGATGTTTCCGACCTCGTCGTAGGTCTTGATGCCGAACTGCTTTCTGTCCTCGCTGTTCTTGCCGAACAGGAGCCATGTGAACCCGTCGAAGATCGAAGTCTTGCCGATGCCGTTGCGCCCGTAAATCTCCGTGAGCGCGGGGTCGAACTCGACCGTCAGATCGCGCAGTCCCTTGAAATTAATCAGGGACATCTTTTTTAATAATATCTGTCTCATATGCTTATTGATTGATGTATTGCCATTTGAACCCACCGGCAGATTTGCGTTTACCTTTGGCTGCTGCACAAATTGAACTATACGAGATTTTTAATTCCCGAACGGCATCAGCGATACACGCCCATTCTTTGATTATGTCGCCTTGTAATGTAGATTGTTTAACTGGTTTTGCATAAGGATTAAGTCCTCCATGATGTATGCGATGCCATTGCCTGTCTCTATTGGCATGCCCCCTTACAATACCTGTCCCGTAATGAAGATTTTCATTCAAAGTTGCCCATTCAAGATTTTCGACGCGATTATCTGTCTTAATCTCATTTTTATGGTTTACCGTTTCTTTATTATTAGGGTTTGGGATAAAGGCTTCTGCTACTAATCTATGAATAAGGAAATTTTTAGACTTGCCGTTTTTGCATAGTGCTACTACCAAATATCCGCAAGGATGATTTGCGGGTTTTAGGATTATACCTTTTTTACGAATATAGAATTCATAACCGCAGCAACTTTTGGTTAGAATGGTTCGATTTATTGAGCGTATTTGACCGAAATTACTTACTTCATAGTAGCTTTCATAGCCTTTGATCGGACGCCACTCTTCTTTGATGATTACCGTTTTCATTTGCGTTGAATTGAATGTTTACTGAATACTCTCGATGTAATATTGAGCGACCCTTTTCCCCGTCGTCGTCTCAACCCTCGTCGCTTTGAACTTGATTTCGGGATGGCTTTTCCGCAGGTCGCTGATGCGCGATGCGAGCCTCATGCACCCGAAAAGCCGCAATGCTTCGAGGCTCGTGATCCGGCTGCCGTTCAGCAAGTAGGTGAGAATGCGCTTGCATTGGCTTTCGGAACTCTGAATGTTAGGGTTATCGTTCATATTATCTCTTATTTATTTATGCGTTACGGCGTAGGTCGTGCCCCTGCTGCGGATTTCATCGTCGGTCGGGACGCGGGATTGAAGCTGCCATGCTTCGATCTCCTTTTTCCTGAAATAGACTTTGTTGCCCTGCTTGTAGTGCGGAATCTTTTTTGCATTCGTCAGATGCCGCACGCGGCTTTCGGATATGCCGAGCAGCAGGGCGATCTCCGAGGTGTTGAGCACCTCTTTCGAACCGAGAAGCAGAAGCCGCTCGATGCGTTCCAATCTTTCCTCTACTCCCATGCGTCGTCCTCCTCCTGCATCGTTTCCGACATTTCGGGAATCAACCCGCGGGCATCCCAATAGTCGCACATCCGAAAGATGAGATACCAAGCCCCGAATCCGATGATCTTCGGGATTATCAGGGCAAGCATCCAGTCGCCGAACGGCTGGTCGTCTATGGGGACGGAGAATATCCCGATAACGGCGATCATACCGACGACCATCAGAACGTAGTATCGCCAATTCAACAGAGCTTTCATATTTCATTGGATTGCGCCTCCGGTTTCGGGAAGAGGCCGTTTATATTCAGGTTATATCGACGAGCTATGATACTCTGTGTCAGCTCGTCTGGGACTTGGCGACCGCAAAGCCACATCTTGACCGTGTTCTCGGAACGATGCGTGAGCGCAGCGATCTCGGCGATGAAATTCTGCGCGGGCGTCGGCTTCTTTTTCTGCTCGGCATAGAGGTCGAAAAAAGATTTTTTCTCTGTTCTGCTCATATTTCGTCGTTAATTATTCACTTGTTAGGTACTATTTTTATATATTTGCACCCGACGGATTTTATTGATGCGTCAATATCTTTCCGTATTGCAAGGGCAAAGATAAATACTTTTGTTTGGATAACCAACATATTTCTTTGTTTTTTGCAAAGAAAAATATTTGCGGCAGATTGGGGTTTGCGCTTGAATGAGAATAACATTGTGATATACAAACATATATGACAGGACAGAAGATAAAGGACATACTTCGCTCGGAGGGCATCACGATTGCGGATGTTGCGCGGATGCTCGGACATAATGGGGATCAACGCCTACATAGCGCCCTGAAATCCGAGGATGTCAAAAGCGGGCTGATCGAGGATATTGCCCGTGTTACCAACAAAAGTATTTGTTATTTCTACGAGGGTAGCGG